CGTCCCACGACCTTTAAACCAACGGAATAGGGGATAAGTTAAGCCGAAATTTGCCCAAAGCTCGGAACGGCCGTTTCACCCGCTGAAATGTATTGTTTGATCGTAGCCGGTACGAATTGGGTCGCATCCCCGCCCAATACCGGTTTTTGGAACATAACCACGTTCAAAGTGCCTGTTTTTGCCCTTTTAAGGTCTTCTTGGCTTTGTACCCATTGACCGTATGTTAAAAGGACAATAGAGCGCATAAGTGTACCAATGCCGTTGCGTTCGCCATTGTATTGGGTGGGCGGGTCCGTCAAGGAAATAGAAATTATTTCCCCTTCCCCAGCCAACAAACTTAAAGCGTAATCGTTTGGCACCATGTCTTTTACGCCACCATCAAAAGCGCCTTTAAGCACTTGGCCGTTCGGTAAAGTAAGTGTCACCGAATCCACGCCCCCAGGTGTTGACGCCGAAGCCAAGACGCATTTTTGATATTCCGGCAACCAATCTGGCCCCGCCGTCATAATTGTAGGGTTTCCGGCAATCGGCCATTGTTCCAATTCAAACGTTCCATCCGGTAACGCCGTAACGAAATAGGTTTGGCCGTCTTCGTAATCCACAAAACAAGACGTAACAGGGATGGACGGTTTACCCACTACGATTTTTTGAATTAGTTTAAACAACGGCGTGTCGTTTAATGCGCCGTCCCACGAACCAAACGCCATGTCAAAAATTTCGTTGAATGGGATTGGTCCGCCATCTTTGGAAACGTAAATGCAATTCGTTCCCGTGATTTCGGTCCAAATCGTAACCAACCCTTGAATCCCTTGGAAGGCTAAACCTACTCCACAAAGATTGCCGGTTGACGTTCCAACTATTTGGCTAAAGAAATCCTTAACCGCTATTGCGCCGTTTTTCAGAAGTTGAAGCAAAACCCCGACGATAAACGCCCCAAAACTACCGCCTCCCCCAAGGGCAAGAACTCGTTTCATGGTTTCACCCCCGCATCGGTTGCGGTTTGAACTTGAACGGTTGGCACAACGGCCACCGGCGCCGGTGTAGGTGCTGGGGCCGGTGTTGCCATGGCCGCCGGTGGCATACCAGAAGACGCAATGCCCGCGGCAATGGACGGGTTAGCTTTTAGAATCGGTAAAATTAAATTCGTAAGTGCTTGGTTCACTTGTTGGTTGTAACCGCCTTGTTGAAACAAGCTTGTAATATTTGTTATGTGCGCGTTGTCCAATTGGTGTTGGCCATACGCCTTCACACCCGAACCAATTGCACCGGTAATGCCCGCGATCGTGAACGCCACGGCCGCCCCAGGCGCCAAGACGGTTCCCAGGTATGCGCCACCGGCATAAAGACCGGCTTGTAGGACGCCATCTAATGTGTTTTTAATTATCGGATTGGCCACTAAGAAAGAATTGACCGACTCAACAACACCGCTTCCAAAACCTACAACGCCGTTGAAGGCGTCCGCGGCCCATTGAAACGAAAAAAAGCCGCCTCCTTTTTGTGGCGCCGGTTGTGCGATCGGTGCGGCCGCGGGTTGTCCCGTTGGTGCCCCTTGATTTTGTTCTGGTACTTGTTCGGCCATGATTTCCCCCTGAAATAAAATTATGCCCCGTCATTGAGAGGCGCCAAGAACACGTCAACAATTTTCGGGAAATCCCATTTACGGTACTGTTCGATACCGCTCGAGTGGCATTCGTAAGTTAGATTTTAAAGGGGCACGAATACCGGTGTTTCGCTTGCTGACTCGCTTTTTGAAGATATGAAGCCCCACAACTGTCCGTCCCTGGCGGTCCGGTAACAGGGCTTTATATTAATTTAAAAGTTTGCCAATGTGCAACGGTTTAAAAGTCCGCGAAGATCGGTTTTATCGTTCACGCTGAAAACCGCCAAGCCACGGTAATAGCCTTTGCGGTAAGCCAAGAACTGATAAACGAAACAAAGAACGTCGGTTAAGGCATTAGCCGTGGCCACGTCGTCGGGTCCAATAACCCCGTCTTGTTCGGTGCCCAATAAGTCTTCAAACCAGATAATTACCGATTCGGACCCAAGGTTAATAAAGGCGTCGAAGAGTTGGGCGGCCAATTCCGCCGAAGTTAATTGGTTTAATAGGTTTTTGTTCCAAAAGTTGGTTCGGTAGAAGTCTTGAACCATTGCGGGTAATCGGGTGTCGTTTGGGCCGTTTGCGTCGATAATCGCCCATCCTGGCCACGTTGGTTGATAGACCCGAGAGATACCCCAAAACGTTTCTTTTCCTGGGTCGCCAACGTTATTTTCGAGTTGTTCGCCTTCTTTGCCCATTGATCGGTTGAATACTTGCGGAAAATAATCAACCACGTTGTGACCGTCTTTCTTGATTGACCCCTTCTAATCCTGAAATTCTTTGGGCATGATCGTTTAAAACTAAATTATTTCCATCAAGCCGATCAACCAACTTGTCCATTACCTTTGTTCCGTTTTCAAGCGAGAAGGCTATGCGACCATGAACGCCGTCAATAGCCTCTTGCCTTAAATCGTACTCGGAACGAACAACAAAATGTCTTTCAAGAAGTCCATAAATCTTACTTCCAAAAGCCCACATTGCCCCCAATGCGGTCGTCAGTCCCGCCAATACTTCGGTGGCGCCACGAACAATCGACCACCCTAAATCCATTAAATGCGTCGGGTCCATGACAAGCCTTTCTTTTTATAATTCAGCCGAAAAATTAAGTCTTGCGCTAGTATTAGTTCCAAATAAAGCTTGCGTAAGTTCCCCATTGATAGATTCTTTGTGGCATTTTAGTTCCTTAAAGTCTTGCGTTAGCAGATAATGATGCTGTGCCTGCACCGCTAGACTGTAAATTCGCCGGCAAACTAGCAGTTAAAGCAGAAAGAACCGAAGCGGAGAAGAAATAACTAGATGGAGAGATTCCTAGATTATTGAATGCGTTTACTGCTTCTGTTCCATCACTTGAAGGCCCCCAAGCAACTAGGGTAAAATTTGCAGGTGAAGTCCAAGTCATAGTCGGGCTAATCCGCATTGTTACAGGAAAATTGATAGAAAAAATTGCACTGGTACTGGTCGTCATGTTTCCGACTACTCCCGCAAAGCCATTAACGTTTCCACCAATAGGGTAACTGAAGTACCTTTGACAACTAAGTAATTCTGTTTCAATCTGTCGAGCCTTAAATGTTGGAGGATTTCCATTTAACCCTGCATTCACATAAGGCGTAGCCGAACAATCCACGTTAGTTATCTCAATGTTAGTACCAGAACCAACCGAGGAACCAAAATCAAAGACCACTTCCATTCCGTTTTGGTAGGCGTGAGCATTTGTAACTGCGAACGTATAGGCCACAATAGTCGTAGCGCCGTTTGCAATAGGTTGTAGATTAGTCGCTGCCAAAGCCACGGTTGTGTATGTGGAATCTGTAGAGGTCGCTACGTTCAGCGCCAAAGTCGGAGTAATCGTTGACCCAGTGTTATTGGTTATTTGAGCCTGAATAGTTATGTTGGTGTAGCCGATAGACTGCATTTGAATTGACTCAATGCGCTGTTTAACGTAAAGGTCTGTCAGTGTTCCAGCTGGCACTAATTTCAAAACGTTTTGGTTATTCACTAAGGTTTGTGACCAAGCCGTGTTAGCGCCTACTGAATTAACTATGAAGCCGTCAAGAGTGTAGGTGGGTGTTGAAGCCGTGACAGTGCCTGACGTTCCAGCCTGTGCCACCAACATTGACCCGTTAATAAAAAGGTTTTCGCCTTTTACCGAATTGCCGTTTACTAATTGCCAGTTAGTAGATAAAGCAGAAGGCGTGTTATTCAAATTTGAATTTGTCAAAGAAACATAAATTTGGCCGTTGTAAGAAACGAAGTTATTTAAGGCATAAGTAATAGCGCTATTCCAAGCCGGAATACCCGTAACCGTATTTGCCCAAAAGTATTGAACCCAAAGCCCAACCGTGCCCATCCATTGATTAAATAAATTAAATGCCGGTTTCTCTAAAAACTGCCAACCGTTGTTTGTGTGTCCCGAATCCACCGGCACCGTTGCCGGTAATTGCGACGATTGCGTTACGTTGGCTTGGATAATAACCGCGGCACCCCCCGACGTAAGCATTGTGTTTGCCGAAGGCACCATAACCGGTATGAAATTGGTTTGAGACAAGGCGCCGAAGTCCACCACCAACGAACCGCCCGCGATCGTACCCGAAACAATCGTTGCCGTTCCCGCGGCATAGGCCGCATTAATTTTACTGGCGATCGTGGCGTTAGAGTCATTCCAAAGAATTGTGGCGGTATTAACTTGACCTACGCTTAAAACGAATTGTCCCGAAACTGGAACGCCCGTAATGGTAATCGTTTGTTGTTCGTTCAACGACCCTTGAACCGGTGGCGCAAGTGCCCAATCTGGAAAAGCTGACGGTACGGTTGGCGGCATTTTTAAACCCCTTTAACTAATAAAGTGAAGTTGAGCATTAGTGCATCCCTGTACAAAACAATTCATAAAATGAACCGAATGTTCCTGTGGCTGATGCGGCGATAGGGGAAGCAAAAGTAGCTGTCAGGGTTGTGGTTGTGGCATTTAAGGATAGGGCAGTTGACACAACGCCGGTTCCCATTGAGACTGCACCCCCTTCAATTCCATAATACGGACTCTGAGCATTTACCCATCCAATAGTTACACTTAAAGCAGCAGGGGCCGATTTAAAAGTGCTGACGTAACTGACCCCCACCGAAGCTAGATTATTTATATATCCCACTATAGAAACTGAATTGACAAATCCGGGCGTTACAGCAGGGCATAAAAACTGAAAATCATTTGCATCTGTTACTGTTGAAACAGGATAGGGGATATAAGAGAAACTTTGAGCCACAACTGTCGGTGTTCCAGACATAACTATATAGTCGGATGGAGTTACTCTAGGGTTGTAATTAGCCGACACTACATAGTTTGAAACATACCCAACCCCAGCTGTCACCACGACCGTCGCTTGAGGTGTCTTTTCATTTACCCCCGGAACCGAACCTATCAAAATTACATTGGGTCCATCTCCCGAACCGCCTCCACTTCCCGGTGTAAACGTGGCTGTCGGCGTGAATGTTGGCCCTCCCACTACTTGGCCCGAACCCAATTGGGTTTGCGGGGCATTACCACCGGCAAAAACATAAGTTGGCAACGGTGTAAACGTATTTATTGGCGTGGCTTGTGGTGTCCATGTCGGTGTTGGTGTATTGGTTACCGTATTTGTTGGCGTAGCAGAGCCGGTGAACGTTGGCGTAGGCGAACCCGCATCACCACCAGCTACGATTACATCCCCCACATGACTAAGGCCTGTAATTCCATTACTGCCGTTGTATTGTGCCGAGGTTATGGTCAACGCGCCGGTTGAAACACTGGCCGAATTAACCGCACCAGCAACCGAAACCGGTCCATTAAACGAAGCACCAGCCTGCCCAACAACCGGAGTACCCCCGCCGAATGGCGTAAATGTCGGCGTGGCGGTGGGCGAATTGGTCGGTGTCTGGGTGTTCGTTGGCGTGTTGGTGGCCGTAAAAGTGGAAGTGAAAGTTGGCGAAATTGTCGGCGAAAAAGTGGCCGTTGGCGTAATCGACCCAGGCGGAACAGTACCCATGTATAAAACCGTATGGCTTGAATTAGTGTAAAAAGGTTGTGGCGCAACCAACCATTGGGCTTCGGCGGTCGCAAACATCAAAAAAGCAATAAGGCTTAAAATTATTCTTTTCACTTATACCCCTTAAAGTACGCCCGCAAAATCGCCGCCCAATAAACTGGCATACCCCGCCACATAAACCAAGTAGGGGTAACCGTATTCATCATAAATTATGTCACCACTTTCGTTCAATAGCGGCGTTAGATTGGTCAACCCACCAAAGCCCGTCCCCGAGTTGTCGCCTTGAAAGACGAATGGGTTAAAGTCCGTTATTCCTATGGAATAGCCCACCCCGCCCGCTTTCGCGTTTTGAATGGCGTTTGAAATAAAGGTAAACGAAATTTCAGGGTTTGCGTTAATGGCTGTTATTTGGAATTTGGCTGGGAAAAGCTCTTGCAACAAAACCGACGTGGCGCCGGTCAATGTTTTTAAAATCTGAATTAGGGTTTCAATTCCACCCTTTGAACTGTATTCAATAATCGTTGCAAATAAAACCGTGCGGTATTGGGCGTCTGTCAATCCTTGCGGTGGTACGTTTAAAAGCGCACCCCACCTTTGAAGTGTGTAGGCCGTGGCCGTTTGTAAATCGCATTGGGTATAACAGGCGTATTTGATTATCTCTAACGCCTGAATCATCCTTGCGAAAATTGCAATTTGTCCCGCTAAGTACCCAGGCTTTCCCGTGAAGACCGGCCCATATTCGTTATCCGTTACCCATTGGCCTTCGTTGTTTACTAGGACCGGCGCGCCCTCTTGGTACATATTCATAAGCCGGTTTACTTTTATTCCGTTTACCAATGGACCATTCACGCTTTTTATGGCGTTCAATCCGTAATTGGTAACCGGCGTAATATTGTATTTATTAAGCGCCATTTATGTGGTTACCGAAATATTGCCCGCGGCCGTAACCGCCAATTGGTTGTAAAGCATTGAAAGGTTTGCGGTCCCAACCGGCGACGGGGCAAGTCCCGCCGTAATCGCAATCCCCACAATTCCCGATACTTGCGAACAAATGTATTGTGACAATTGGTTTAACACCACGTCTTGACCTACCATTTGGTTTCCAATGTAAGTAAGTACCGCTTGTTGAATCGCCGCGGCCCCATTCGTCGGAAAAATACCATCCAACGGGTTTGTTGCTGGCGTTACTGTAATTCCAAAATATGTTTCAATTTGGCTTGGCGTCGAATAATAAACCGTATGCGGCGTCCCCTGACTGTCCACAATAACTACCGAAATATTGCCGTAAGTATTAATGCCCGCCGACCGGTAACTATTTATTACCGTGGCGATTGCTTGCGACGTGGCCGTTCCCGAAACCAAAAACGCCATTGAATGCGGCGGTAACCCGCTTGCGTTCGTAAAATCGGTTTGGTTTTCCGAACCGCCCACATTGGTTACGCCCGCCAATTCCAATAAAGCCGTTTCAATCTGTAAAACATTCGGCCCCGACAAACTTAATGTCACAAGGCGCCGTTGTCTTATTTGAACTTCGGTTTCAAGGTTCGACCCTGTATTGCTAACCGTCACATTCGAAAGTGAAGTAATGCCCGCGACCGGCGTTGAAATGGTCATTGCTGTACCGGCTGGGGCCAGGATTGGACCCGTCACCGTGGCCACCATTTCGACGTTAATTGTTCCGCCCGCGCCAACCGTATAAAACTGCCCTGGCAAAATTTGGAAAACTGACGTTGGGACGCCTTGAACATAAGCTTGGAAGCTATCCGGTATCACCGTTCCTGGCGTTCCGTTGACCGGCAAAGTTATGTTTGAAGCCGTCGGCGGTAACGGACTGAAACCCGTAATTGAACAAACATTGGCCAAGCTTTGGCCGGTGGCCGTATCTGGAAAGCGGGCGTCGTAACCGGCTTTATCCAATTCAGAAATAACGGTTAGCATTTCCGCTTCAATCGCAATTCTTTGGCCGTCCGGCGCGTTGGCTTGTAAATTAATATTTGGTCCAAACGTGGATTGATAAGCGGTTTGAAGTTGGGTCAACCATTCCGTCAATGGGACCGGCACATATCCGTTTTGAGTTAACCCATATTGGGTAACCCCGTCGCTTCCAATAAAATAACAATATCCTGGCCCCTGAATTAAATTAATGCTCACCCTAATACCTCCGCAACGCCCGATAACGGGCCGAATTGACTTTGAACACTAAAAGAAACGGTGGCCATGCCCGTTACCGAATTAAAAGAATAGCTAAAAGCCGTTAACGCTAAAACGCCGTCCGTTCCCGCAATCACGGCTTTAATTGCCGCGTCCGCACCAACCGGATTTTTGATTAAAATTTGTTGGGTCCATGGTGTCCCAAACGTTGCGTCCAAAAACCATTCGCCTTGGAACGTCTTTAAGTTTTTCCTTATTTGTTGCAAAACTTGGTCGGCGCCGTCTATCGGGTAAGGTTGGTTGTTAATGTAAACCAAGTCTTCGGCGTACCCAGGTGGCACCGCTAAGACAACGTTATTCGACAAATAAAGCGTCCCACCGCTGGGCATTGTGTTGGGGTATGTGAGCCAATCCATGGACTTTATCTTACTTGAAGAGATTGGCTATTTCAGCATTTACCGACGAAGGGGTTGGGGACGTAAAGGATAATGGGCTTCCACTTCCCGCGCATAAGGCATTGGCCACCATTGAAACCGTGTCTAATTCTATTTGTTTCAAAGACGCATTCCCGTTTTGAACAACGAACTTTTGGGCGTTAGTTATTTCAATGTAAGCCGTCCCATATTGCAATTCCAAACTCGTAGTCGCCCCATTCCTGACCGGAACGTTTGGTTGTGAACAAGGCCCAAGAAAGGCGATAGAATCCGTCAAATCAAACATTCTTTCGTCGGCTGGGTCGATTACTCCACCGCTTTTGTACCACAAATCAATAGACCTTTCGGCCACCAACAAAAGACATTCAAGACCGGCTACAATCAAGTTGTCCGGCAAAAACAAACAAGCCCCTTTAATTCCCATCCATTGGACCATCGGCACCGCGGCAAGCGGTGGAATTGGTGTGGCCGCTGGATTGAATACGAACTTTTGTTTCAAGACCGGTTGAACCGACGCCCGCCTTGTTGACACGTCATAAGAAACTACTTGGGCCGGAACGATCGTATGGGTTCCCACCATAAAACCTTTCCACGCCTTCTTTAAGGCGGTGGACAAATCCGTTCGTCCGGCCTTCCTTAAAAATTCGTCAAAATCGCCTATGTCGTTTCCCATTTATTTACCTTGCACGTTGTAAGCTTGAATTTTCGTGTAGTAGTCCGCGCCTTCCAATGTATCGCCGGAATGCTTGGCGCTGAAGATTTTATAGAACCCATTATTAACATACTTCGATTGGACTTTAACTATTCCATTCACCGTCAAAAGCGGGTTTAAAAGGCTTTTAAATTCAAACATCGTAAACCCGCCGTCGCTTTCAATGTTAGGTGTCGGAATATCAATTAAACCCGACCCAGGCGACAAAAGGAAAACAGGGTTTCCGGCCGTGAAATTCCGCGGCACAACGTCAATAATTCCACTTGAAATTGAAAAGGTATAGTTTTGCGTATGGCAAAGACGCGCCAATATCGTTTTCGCCATTCCCGAAAAGTGAAGTCCGTTGTTAAAGGTTTGTTGGGGAAGTGGTAAGACGTTCCCCTTGACCAATCCGGCGTTATAAAGTTGCGCCAATATAATTGCCATGGCTTGTTGGTTGGTTGAATTTGGCCCAAGGTTAATGCTTACCGTCGTTGTATCAAGCGCCAAGCCCCCTTCTATCATGTCCAAGGTAATTACTTGGTCCGACCCCGACAACCTCATTGGGGCCACATAAACGGTTCCCTTGGCCAACGCCGGTGGATTCGCGCCATAACCCGCGTTCAAAGTTACGACCGTGCTTTGCACCCGCAAGTTCGCGATTTGGGACGGACTTAAATTGTAAACGTCAATCTTGCAAGTGCTGCCTTCGCCCGAGTTTGACCATTTTTCAACGTCAAAATGAATCCGGTTAGGGTTTAACGGGTCGCCGCCAACTTGAATGCCTTTTGTTTGGTTGGCTGGGTAAATTGTTATGTAAGCGTTTCTTAGAAAAAACGGCGGCATTAGGTGGCCGCCTGTATGTCCGCAACCGGCACATAAAACAGGCTTACGCCTTGCCCAAAATTCGTAATGTCCGGCGTCCTATCTTTTCCGCTTTGGTCCACCAACAAGAAAATACCTGGGGGCATACCCGCCACTTGACCGGCATTGAAACGGTAATTCAACGGGTACTTCGTCACCATGGCAATACCGTCCACCAATGGATTCCCGCCCGAATCTTGTACGCACATATCCCAAATTTGGGTTCGATCGTTATAACTGAAAACCAATATTAAATTGATTCCGTCCAAACTGACTTTTAACTTGTAGTTGGTTAAAGCGTTGGTTACTGGGATAAGTTGGGCGGCCATATCGCTTCTTTCAAATCGTTCGGTGGCTTCCATTCTACCCGTTTTTTCCCATGTTCAAGGTCTTCTAGGCAAGCGTCGCATATTCTTTTAGACGTTCCCAAAATCCTGGCCAAAAACGGTATTTCTTCTATCAATAACCCCTCATTGCAAAAGAAACATCTTTTGACGGCCTGTTTTTTAATTGCCATTATTGAATGCTTCCCCCGAAAGAATTACCCGTTTGGGTTATGGCACCGCTATAAACATTCGTAATTCCGTTAATGTCCGCTTGTTGAAAGTTGGTGGCTTGTTCGGTCGCCGTTTGTCCCAAGTCTTCTTGTGGCACGGCCGACGACGGCGCACTAACCGGTTGTGGCGCCAATCCATTAACCAACGTGGCGCCGACAATATTTAATTGCGTAATCGTAAAAGTACAACTTAAACACATGGCCGTTTCGGGGTCGCGGTTCACCTTAAACGAACTCATGTAATAGGTTTGGTAAACCTTTAACCCGCTTACGAAATCAAAAATAGCCTTGGCCACCATGATATTGTCGTGAATGTAATTGTACGCATCGGTTACCCGATCGCTTGCCAATCCCAAAATCGCACCCACGGGCAACCCCAAAATATTTGCCAAAGTAGCTTGGGAAATAACCGCCGTGAACGTCGCTTTTTCCGGCATGGTTCGAATCATATCCGACACAAACCCGCCGGTTTCAATCGGGTTGGTCGTTCCCACGTTTTCAAGTGCGTTTTCTTCGGTTGGGATTACGTCAAACACCAAGGCCACCGGTTCCGAAGCATCAAAAACCGAGCTTGACGATTGGGAAGTTTGGGTTGTCGTGTTGAAATTTCCAACGTTATTGGACGAAGAGTTATAAACCGAGTTGGCAGGGTCCACAATTCCAAGGGTTAAGTTTTTTCGTTGAAGCAATGTTAAAGCGGCCACGGTTACCCCTTAGTAGTTTTGCAAATACGACGTTTTTCTATCCAAGTCTTTAATTAAACTATTCGTATGGTCTTCCATGGCCTCTTTGATGTTTTTTCCAATTTGCTTGGCGTCGTCGCCACCTTTAACGTTTATTTCGTATCTCGGGCTTAAAACAACCGAGCTTTGCTTAGACGATGAATTGCTAACCAACCGGCTTCCCTGGCCCGCAATATACCCACTAACACCGGCATTGCCTTGGTTAATTGCGTTAATGTCCACCGAATTGGCTTTACTTCCCCAAATCAAATCATAAATGTATTTCAACGCAAAATACAAAGCCGTCAAAGCGGCGATAAATGCGCCGATCGGACTAAGCGCCAAAGTGCCGTCGAATATTCCCATGGCAATGGCCGCGGCCTTTATAACCTTTGCCAATTCTATAAAGCCTTCAACGAATTTGAAAATTCCAACGCCAATGTCCAAAGCTTTCATGGCCAGGAACGTATAAATCAATATCTTTAAAGCGGCCGAAACGCCCCCCACAATACCCGCCAATCCCAAAAGAACAACCGAAATGTTTTTTAAAATCCCCGCCAACGTCACTACCACGTCGATAAGTCCTTGGGCAAACTCTTTAATTTTTTGGTCCAATAACTTTTGATTGGCCTTGACCCACGCAATAATCTTGTCCACCAACTCATTAATTACAGGCGCCAACGCCGACATAAGCTTGTTTCTTAAACCGTCGATAATGAATTGGACACGAATCATTTGTTCGTTAAATCGCTTGCCCGCGGCAACGGCGGCTTCGCCCATAACAAATCCTAAACTTTTTGCGTCCCTTTCCAAAGCTTGCATTCCCTCGGACCCCTTCAAAAGAAGGTTTTGAAATTCAATGTCACGCATCCCAAAAAGTTTTTCGCCCATGGCAACGCGGGTGGCTGGGTCGTCTTTAAACCGCTTCATTCCATCGGCAATTTGATAAAGAAGGTCTTTTGTATTCTTTAATTTCCCGTTGTTGTCCATTACGTTTACGCCCAATTGGGCAAAGGACATAGCCGCTTCTTTGTTACCGCGGCTTGCTTCGTAGGCGTTCCGTTGCATCAAGGCAATGCCCATGTCGAACCGCTGGCGTTGGACCCCGAACATTTGGGCGCCTTGTTGCAAAACCTGGTATTGGGTGGTATTTAATCCGAATAATTGGGCGTCCATAATTTCGCGGGACGTTTCCCCAAATTCTCTAAAACTATCAATGAGCCCGTGCAAAATCTTTTCACCAACGTACACTTCCAAAAACCGGTGGGCGGCGTCTTTAATGCCTTCGATGTTTTGGTTAACCTTGTCGAAGTCTTCTTTCTTCGTTTCAAGTCCAAAGATAACGGCTAACTCTCTTGCAATCATTTGTTCTTTGCCTTTTCCGCCGCAACCGCTTGGTGGTATTCAATCGCCTCGGCTTTTACGTCCAAAGCTTGGTTCGCCAAAAACACGTCTTCCAAACTCCAATATTTTTCGATTTCGTTAAGGGTGGCCACGCCTTCAAGGATAGGTCGCCAAATCATCCCTTCAAATGCTAGTGGGCCAGGGTCGAAGCCGGTTTGGTTATGTTTAGTAGTCCTAATAACATGGCGAAAAAATTTGGGTAGTTATGGCTCACAACCTCACTAACTAACCCGAATAAGGTTGTAATATCGCCAATAAATTCTTCCTCAAAAATGAACGTTACGGGTTGCCCCTTTTCGTCAATCTTTAAAACCCCATTCGTAATTAACCCCTTAAAAAGCTCTGTCAAAATGTCGGGGTCAATGGTCGCGGCAAGCTTACCCAAAACGCTTCCCAAGTCTATTTGTTCGCCGATAGACGCCAATAGTTTGGCAATTACCGCATCTTTGTTTATCTCTTTTGTCGGGTTTTTGTCAGGTTCAACGGTCGTTAAGAGTTGGCCCAAAACTTCGCCGGTAGGTCCCAAAACGTATTTTTGAAGTGTGAAATAATACTTTAAAGCTAAAGTCGGCGGGATTGAAACAACTTGGAATTTCTTGCTACCAAAAATTACAACTTTCTCGGATTTCATGGCCAATGTCCCCCATTAGATTAATTCCCGCCTAAGAACTGCACAATCAAGTCAGCACAATCAAATACCCAAGTGCGTTCTTTCGAATCCACCTGGAAATCTTGTTTTGGCATTTTCATTACCCAGCCAATGGCCGTCATTGTAACAGAACGTCCCGAAGCGTCGCGCAAAGTAATTGGGCGCGCACCACCCGCCACCGAACGGTCTAATAAAGCCAATGTCGAAAAGTAATCATTTGACGCCGAAGTTTGCATTAAATGAAACGTGATTTTTCCGGTTATGTTCGTTTGCTGGGAACGGGTCGTTTGGCCATCGGCGCCAATTTGTTTGGTGAATAGGTCTTTGTCGCTTTCAACTTCAACCGCCACCCCTTCAGCATAACCGGTAACAGGAAGTCCGCCAACCGTCGCACTAACCGCGCTAAATCTGTATGTGAACATTCCCGACCCCTTAGTAGTGGACTTGACCGGTTATGGAGACGCTTAAAACGTCCCCAGCTAAACGGCCGTTAAATTTAATTCCGGTTAAAGCGCCGGTTTGACGTTGAAGCGCGCTAAAAGAAGCGGCGGTTGGTGCAAAAATCTGGTAAGGCAAACCGGTAACGGGGTCAGGCGAAAAGAAGTTGTAAGACGGGCCCGAAAACAAAGCGGCTATCTGATTGATAGCGTCCACAATAATTGTAATGCCTTGATCGGTGAATGGGAATTTCGGCAAAGCGGCCATGGCCGTAACCACCTGGGTTTGAACCTGTAATTGGAAAGCGTAAAGGCCGTAATAAATGTCCACGCCGTTTCCATCGGCCGCCCGTCCATTGATAAAGAAAGGTTGTGTGCCAACGGTTGTGTAGAAATTAATATTGGCCGCTTTCAAGGCGGCAATTTGGACTTCGGTTAAACTTCCGTCGGGCGTGGTTCCTGGGATTGTTTTTAAATTCGCTGAATAACTGCCTGGGTTTTGGGTTACAAATCCGCCCATTAGTCCGGCGTCAGCATAAGTGGCAATTCCATTTGAAGCGCCAAAATAATTCATCATGGTACCGGTCGGGCTTCCCAAGGCGCCAATGGCGTTATAAAGCGTATCTGTTCCATTGAGACAACCAGATTCGGAACTCTTGGCAATATGAAATTTCGAATAAACCGTTGCAATTGTATTGGCAACGTAAATGTCCACGTCGGTTTCGCCGGTGCTTGAAAACAATACAAAGTTGTTTCCGTTTGTCGGTCCCAAGTTGTATTGCATAATCGTTTTCATGTCGGACAAATAACCGACGGCTGGGGTGCCGATCGCCGCCGTCATCAAAGAATCGCTTGTCGAAACGGCAATGTCGATTCCGGCCGTTACCGCTGTAATTGTAATAACCGCACCCGTATTGGCAATCGTAGTGGTTTGATAAATCGGGGCCGTTAAAGCTTCCAAGGCCGTAACCAAAGCCGCGGCAATTGTGGTGGTGGTGTCAGAAGGAACGGTTGCCGTATAAGTGGCCGTTTGGCCATAAAGTGAAGCGGTGTAAACGTGCGCGTTGGTCGCGGTGTTAACTGTTATCGTCGCGACTTGGGCAACCTTGGCATTACGTTTTCCAACGGCCATGCTTGTTGGTGTCGGTAAAGCACTCAAATAAGAAGTGGCGGCCAAATATTCGGGGTCGGTTGTTAAATAACCAAGACCAGCCAATTGACTTAAACCATTTGCGGCCGAAGTGATACCCGAAAGAATGGCCACGGGAATACCCGAGCCAAGGCGGTTAGAAAATCCGGTAATAAGACCGGTTGCGAATCCTGTTTGTAAATTTGGGGGGTTGGTAATCGAAAGAGAAATGCTTACTAGGTCGGAAAGTTGCATCAAAAACCCCTCTAAGAAGGTCTACCATTTCCCTAAAACTTCTCGGTGGCCAAACCGTCCGACTAGGCTTTAATTTTCGTTTAAACGTCGATGGGTGTCAATGGTATTTGTAGCTTGACCCCGCCTTGGGTCGTAACCGTTATTTGGCCGGCCACCGTTTGGATTACGTCAGAACAATAAAGAATCGAAGAAACCGCCGCCAATCCAAAATCTAAAACCGCTCTTCTTTCATACAAAACCCCATTTGGCATTTGCTGGGTGGCGTCCATTATGGGGTTAATGTTCCTAACCGAATAAAGCCCCCCCGCTTCCAAGGTCAATAAGTAAAACTCGGATTGAAGCGCCGCCATTAAAGTAGTGGCCAGATTCGGCCCCGCCTCGTCGTCCGAAACGCAAGTAAGCGAAACCATGTATTCCCGTTCGCCTTGAAGACTCCAAGAACCAAATACCGGCCGCCCTTCGTTGTCCACCACCACAACGCCTTCGTTGGTTAATAACGGTTGAACCCTCACTTCGTCATAACTTCCAATGCGTCTTGGGCCCGTTACTTTAATTCCGACGTATGGTTTTTTAGGCGTCACGGCCAACGAAAAATCTTTAATCCACGAATATGGCCCACCCGAATTTGGCGCATTCGCTTGACCCGCTTGTTGAACCACGGCTTGGATGAATTGCGCCAACACATTCTTTATGGCGTTGTTGTCGATTACGGCTTGAAAATTAATTGTCATTAGGGTTGTCCTGGTTGTGAACCCAACGGAATTAAAGCCCCATAGCCTTCCCAATAGTTAATGTCCATTTGAAAAGCGCCGTCGGCCGTCGCCCTATGAATCACTAAATAAGTCCTTGTAACCCCGCTCGGGTCGGTCCAAGGGATAATGTCGCCAAGAACTTGGCTTGGTACGTCCTGACAAACCAATAGAACGTCGGAACAAATCGAAACAATTTCACTTTCTCGGTAACCTTGCGGCAACCAATCGCGGTCCCGCCCCTTGTATTCTTGAATTGAAATTTGCGCCGTAAACGTGGTGTAAACCGCGCCAATCGGATTGCCCAACGAATCTAACGAAATTCCCCCAGCCGGTGGCGTTTGACGCTGACAAACGACGCCCACGGGGTTTCCATTCCACGCGTCACGGTTCCCGAATCGGTTTAAAATTCTGTTTTGAAATGTCATTTCGGTATGTTTACCTTCCAGCCCTGTGATAAAAGCGTTTGTCGCATTTGGCCGCTGTCTATTAATGGCGTCGAAGACCCCTTGCGGGCGATCGTTGACGGCGCGTTAGGCGGCGGAATTTGAGAATCAATTTTTTGTACAACGAGTTTAACACCGAAGGCCCCCAATTGGTTCAAGGCTTGTTCCGTTGTTATTTCCAAGCCCGAAATCTTATACATTAGTTGGGCGATAAACTCTTTAATTTCTCTTTGCTTTTCGTCAAATGTGGCGCGTAGAAAAGACCGTTCAGGCTCGGACCAAGTGCCAAATTCCGCGAATATGGCCACCATCCCAACGGTTATGCCGTTGCCCTCTTCTTTTTCGAAGGCATCACCGGCTGGAAACCCCACCTTGACGTAGGGTTTCCCTTGCATGATTACCATTTCTTTTTTGAAAGCCTTACCAAACGCGGTCCATTCGTCGGTAACCTTTAGACTCACTTATTGAATCCCACCCAAATGCAAATACATATAGGTCGAAGGGTCCGTGGCCACGTTTCCAATGGTGTAAAAATTAAATTGCACCGAACTTGTGTTGGTAGAAATCGGCACCAAAGTTAAACCGGTTGACCCGCTATAACCCGTTCCGTCAATTGGATAATAAACATTCGCTTGTGGGTCGTAGAAATTCGCCGTATAGCTTCCATTTCCACCCCTAGAAATCGAACTTATTTTTCCAAGCCCCGAAGACCGGCCGCCACTCCACCAAAACAAAACTTGCGCCGTTCCGGTGCTTGGTGTGGTTGGGTTTCCTGGCACCGCATAGGTGAAATAATTGGCGTTAGGGACGGACGAAATTTGAGCAACGATGTTATAAGCCGTCGGGGTAGCCCCAGCGATCGCCACCCAATCTCCCACCGCAAACCCATGGCTTGCTAAATTAAAATAAGCTTGGCCGCTGGCCCATGTAATCGCCCCGCTTTGATTTAATCCAACGTAATAACCCACGGCATTTACATCGTTACCTTGCGACGGTTTTTGAGTGAAAATCGGCGTTACCGTCCAAGTGGCTGTTGCCGTATTCGTGAACGTAAATGTCGGTGTGTTCGTGTATGTCGGTGTGGACGTATACATAGGCGTATTGGTGTAAGTTGAAGTCGAAGTGTACGTTGGTGTTGCCGAACCGGTCGGGGTTCGCGTTGGCGTGTTGGTGTAAGTCGGTGTCGGGCTTAAAGTGTTTGTGGGTGTCCAAGTTGGCGTTCCCGCGGCTGGCGTCGGTGAACTTGTGTTAGTTGCCGTATATGTCGGCGTGTTCGTGTAAGTATTTGTGCTTGTATTTGTCGGCGTATTTGAACCGGTCGGGGTGTATGTCGGGGTGTAAGTGTAAGTAAATGTCGAAGTGTAAGTCGGCGTTGACGTTAAAACCGGCGTTGCGGTGTAGGTGGCCGTCGCGGTATAGGTGTTCGTCGGCGAAGGCGTAAAAGTAGCGGTATAAGCCGGAATATAATTAAATTGTTGCCATTGGCTGACGGCGGCGTTGTATTTGAAAAATTGCCCATTATCAGTTTCATATCCCAAATCCCCCGGCCACGGCGTCGATTGAATAAGTCCTGCATAATTCGGAACAACCCAAGCCGGAACGGGTAATTCGTGCGAAGCGTTCGTATTGGTCAATTGTGACAAAACAGATTGGGCTCCGCAATTTGAAGCCCATAAAAATAAAGCTATCGCAATAAGAACGTGTTTCATTAGTTTTGTCCCCCACCTTCGGCGGTCTCGGTCGTGGCGGCACCGTTGCCAGAAATCGAAATTGCCATACCCCATGCCGGAATAGGCGTTGAAACGAAGACAACGGACGTGGTATTACCCGCGGCCGTCACCGCACCGCAAGCCGTTGGCGACACCGGACCAAATGGGTACGCAATTGGATAAAGCGAAGCCGTTACGCCCCCCGTCCCACCGGTTCCCACAATTTGACCGAACCAATATTTAAACAAGTCACCGTTTGAATCCGCTCCAATAGTAACGGCCATTCCCGTGGCATGAACCAAAGGCACCGCGCTATAAATTCCACCTTTGACGCTGACATTTTGCAAATTGGTTGGCGCCCCAGGTGTAGGCGTATACGTCGCCGTTGGCGAATAAGTCGCCGTTGGCGTGTATGTCGCCGTTGAAGTGTAAATTGGCGTTGGTGTAAACGTTGGTGTCCAAGTGAATACCGGCGTGGCCGTATAAGTCGGTGTCCATGAACCCGTCGGCGTTGATGTTCCTGTATTCGTGGCTGTGGGCGTATTTGTGTATGTGTTGGTAAACGTCGGTGTGGCTGTCGGCGAACCCGTGGGCGTATAAGTCAAAGTTGGGGTATAGCTCGCGGTATTTGTGTACGTCGGCGTAAAAGAACCCGTGGGCGTGTAAGTTGCCGTCGGCGTATACGAAGGCGTAGGCGTATAGCTTGCGGTATTCGTGCCCGTTGGCGTGTAGGTGCTTGTCGGCGTGTAAGTGTTCGTTCCCGTATAAGTTGCCGTTGGTGTTGAAGTGTTTAAAGGTGTCGGCGTATTCGTCCCAGCGGGCAATGTGGCCGTCGGCGTGTACGTTGAAGTAAACGTATAGGTCGAAGTCGGCGTGTACGTTGCCGTGCTGTTCACTCTGGTATAAGTCGAAGTCGGGGTATAGCTTGCGGTAAAAGTATAAGTGGCCGTAAACGTGTACGTCGGCGTTGGCGAACCGGTCGGGGTGTACGTTAATGTGTTGGTATAAGAAGGCGTTGAAGTGTAAGACGGCGTGGCCGAACCGGTCGGGGTTCGCGTTGGCGTGTTGGTGTAAGTCGGTGTATTGGTTGGCGTGTAAGTGTTCGTCCAAGTATATGTCGGCGAACCGGTAGGGGTGTACGTCGGCGTTTTGGTATACGTCGGCGTGGGCGAATAGGTTGACGTAGGCGTAAACGTTGACGTTGGGGTGTAAGTCGGCGTCCAAGTTAACATCGGCGTAGGCGTGTAAGTGTTCGTTGGCGGGTTTGAGATTATCGCGTTAACCGAATTTTGGTTTTGGTTTGGCCCGTTGGGTGGTAAGAATTGCGCCATAACTGGCGCGGCCATTAGGATTAAAAGTCCTGCTAAAATTATTCTTTTCGTCATAAAAAACCCTCTAGGATTTTTTACCCGTTCCCTTTTTTATCCCCATGGCCAAATGGTTTTTTGTCTCGTTTACTTTAGTGAATCATTCATTTTAACTAAATAGTCGTCTAATGTCTTGAATTGGGCTTGCGTAATCTCTTGCCCCTCATATTCAACTAGTAATATTTGCTCTTGGTCTTCAATCCAAATTTTCACCGACACCAAGCCCAAATTTTTTTTGCTTTTAATTACCGCTTGGTAATTTCTTTTAACAAACGACATTTCCGTTTTGATCGTCTTTTGGTTCGGAATTGAGTATTGGGCCATGATTGGCGAACAACCCGCGAAAAATGATAAAATCAAAAGTAACTTTTTCATTAAATCCCCCCTTATTCCCGCGGCCAATTTCTCGCCGGTCCCTCAAATCCGCCTTGTTGCCAACCTAAATCATGTCCGCGCCCACCCGCACCGATAAACCTCATTGTAACGACAATCGAATCTCTAAGTCTAATGAATTGCTGGCCATAGACGGTGCCCGCCATAAACTTGTCGTCGCTATATTCTTCCCGCAACTTGTTTGCTTGCTGGGAAGTCACAAAGCCCACGGGGTCTTTACCCAACTTTTTTAGGTGGGCAATCATTAAAAACGTGCCTTGGACAAACGGCGTATTGCCCCCAGGTATTTGGCGCCACGCATCCCAATTTTTTGGTTGAATGTACGCCCACGCGTCCGTTTTCAATCCCAATAATTGTAATTCGGCAATCTGTAATTGTTGTGGCGTCGGCGAGCCAGGCAATAAAAATTCCGGCCACCTCGTCGTTAACCAAGTGTAATTCGGATAAAGCACCCCAGGGTTTCCCCCAAAGGAAACGTTTATTGGATTACTGCTGGCGTCCATTAAAGTGTTCGTTACTTGTGTAATTGCAACGGTTGGGTCCGGCACGAAATAAACGGTTAAAAGCCCTGGCGCTGGGGGCGTCGCATTCACCACCGAGCCCATAACAACCGACCCGGGGAAAGCGGCGCTTAAAGCATTTTGAAGGTCGTATAAAAGCGAAACGGCGTTAAGCGGGCCCAACGTGACGCCCCCGACCGCTAAAACTAATTGGCCGGTCGTCGGCACTTGTGAGTTGGTGGCACCGATCGCAATTGTTTGAACTTGTGTTATAGAAGGTAACGGCGGGCAATTAGTAAATGGATTCGTCACGAATTACCCGCCTTCTCTTTAAGCTTCAACCGCTTCTTCTTCGCCACGGGCTTTGGCTACCTTGGCGTCGAAAGCCTTGACTTTTAAAATCATGGCTTCAATCATTTCAACCACGCCGTCCCGCGAATCTTTGGCGTCGTCTTCGTTGTTTTTCTGATAAGTCTTTTCGACCTTTAACCATCGGTTCAAGTGGTTTAAGTACATGGTGTTTTCGGCAATTTTCATAGAATCGGCTTCGTCATAGGCCAATAAATCTTTAAGCTCGTTAAGATTCTTGGGGAACGTCGCCAACGCCTTTTCAAATACCGTCGTAATCGTCTTTACGTCTATGGTCTTTTCCGGTCCAGGGGAATAGGTGTAACCCTTGATTTCGCCCGCGGCCCTTTGCTTTTTCAATTGTTGGACTTTTACCTTGGCATTCACCATTGGCATTTTGGCTACAATCTCGGTTTTCCCGACTAAAAAAAACTGCCCTTTTGAAAATGCGCGGTTGAAATTCGGGTGTGAACAAATCTTTTTGAAGTCTTCCACCGAAATTTCGTTTACCGAAGGGATGATTTTAAACATTCCGTCCGGCATTCCATTACCGGCGGGACGTTCCGCCAAGTCTTGGTCTTCGTAAGTTTGCGTCGCAATAATGTTAATCCGCTTCGTGGTGTTAACTAAAATCATTGGCCAACCTCCCAAAATTAATAACCTGGTTTAACCAGGAACAACAATAACTTAGCCTTGCGGCGGTTCGGCCGGTGCGCCACTTTCTACCGGTGCGTCTTCAACCGGCGGGTCTACTGGCGGAGTTGCGGTCGTTGTGGTCAAAATTTGTGCGGTTTTTAATTTTTCTTTTAAATCCGCCACTTGCTCTTCGAGTGCTTTAACTTCGGCTGTGGTTTGTTCGACCAATTCATCGTAAGCGGCTTTCGCCTTGTCCAACAACCCTTTGGTCGTGGTTAAATCGTTTTGCAAATCGCCCAAAGCGGCCGCACCCACCGGCAAGAGCTTTGTTATTTCGTCGTGAATCTTTTTAAAGTCATTTCCGAGGTGCGCCCTGGCCGCGGGTACTAAATCCGCAATCTTGTTTAAGATGTTTTCGGCGGCTGTCTTCGGCTTCGGTGCGTCGTTTGTTTGGTCGGCCATGGTTTCCCCCATAAACTGAAATTAAAAAGCGCAAAGGCCGTAACCCTTGCGCTCTTGTTATAACTGATTTCCCCCGCTCTTAGAAGCCTGAAAAAGAAACGGCCGCCAAAGGCTTTTTCCACACAACCCCACCATAACGGTGGTGGCAAGGAACAACGAAGGTCATACCGCGCTCTTGGGGCGGGAACATTTCGAAGTCTTGCGGAATGTGCTGTTCAACAATGGATTTCTTGCGTTCGAAACAAAAGCCCAAGCGCGCACCCCCAGGACCGGCACCGGTCAACTCAAAGAGCCAATCGACTTCTTTGATATAGGGGTTGTTTTTCATAAAGTAAGACAAAATAGTGTCGTCGCTGAAATCCGACCGCGGCGTGGAATTGATATAGTCGAATGAATCGCGGGGCAACAAAAGCATCAAGCCCCCGTCCGAGCCTTCAACGCCCAAGGTGTTGTACCCAATGGTGTTGGCCATCAAGTTAAGGTCGTTCAAAACCTGGGCGGGTGTTTTACCGGCCCAAGCCACCGTCGCGGTGTAAGGCGAAACGTTACCCACGGCAGGCAACGACAAAACCGGCGTGGCCGGATTGGTCAAGAATCCGGTTAGACCGTGGACAATATCGCCGAACCAAGCAATGTTATTTTCCAAAATGCGCGAAGCGTGTTTGGCCGCGTCCGCTTTCATGGTAGTCAAGGGACGGTTAACTTTAGCGGCCGCCCTGATTTCCTGAATGGAATACTTGTAGCTTTCACCGATTGACCGCACGTTGGTAATGTACTTCTCACCAAGCAAGGTCACGTCGGGGAAGTCGTTGGCGTAATCAATCACGATTTTCGCATTACCCACATGGTCCATTTGGTAATAAGCAATGGTTTCATCGGCTGGGTCCGCTTCCATCGAAATAGGAATAATGTCGCGGTTCTTTAATTCCTGGTATTCGATTTCCACCACTTCGGCTTCGATGTGCTGTAATTCGAGCAAGAAAAAGATGGACTCGTTCGCGTCCATGTAGTTGGTCCGCAATGGGTTTGTTTTTTGGTTCATCTTTTTATTGGTTTTAACGACCCTTTCGGCTTCGTCCCAAAAAGATGTAACCGGCGCACCCTTTTTGTAATAATCTTTGTAAATTCCCATTGCGTCTACTCCCTTTTCTACCCCGAGGGGTTTAAAAAATTACTGCTTAACTACTCTTTCCCGCTTAGATTAAATCTATTTCCAAAAGTGCCACGCCATTGGCTACGCCGTTGCTCATCCAACGAGCATTCGACAAAACCGCATTCGAGCCCGAATCCGTAATTCCGCTAAACGCCCCAGGTCCAGAAGACGGGAAATTTACTAAGTCGGCGGCATAGCGAACGTAAACGGTGCTTGTTGGGGTAACGTCGGTTTCGGTGTAAACCCAAACGGCGCCTTTTTCCAAAACGTTAATTTCGTGTCCAGCCGGATAAACTGGCAAATCGGCATAAGGCACAACTTCCCAAATGCCAGGGACCACGGCATAACCGTTGGTGTCAAGCATTGTGTTATTGGCTTGCGGGGCTGTCATAAGGGAAACGGCTTGACCAGCCAAGACGCCTTGGAAAGTCACAATCACGGGACCGGCATTAAAAGAGCCAACCACCGTTACGTTGCCGGTGCCCACATTGGACAAGGCGGCAATCTTGGTTTGAATCGTGGCGGCATTGTCGTTCCAATTGATGTTGGTGGTTTGCTGACCGGCAAAATTCAATTGAATGACGCCCGACACCGGCACGTTTTGACTCATTAACGATTGAACTAAGTTTTCATACGAAACGCGGGGTACGCTTTCAATCGAAAGTGTTTCAAGAGCTACACCCAATCCGATTGTACCGGTAATGTCACTGGACGCCCCAGGAAGTTTGCAACCGTCAGCCGTTGGATTTCCACCGGCGGCCACGCCTGGGATAACTCCCGAAGCAGGAATGGTCGTGTCATTAACAACAAAGAAGCCGAACGGAACGGCCGCTTTACAAACTCTTGATAAAACGGTGCGGGGCCGCGGGTCCGCAATTTGTCCCGAACGTCCAACCCTCGGGCTTCTGGAATAACTTAATTGTGCCATTTGTACGACTCCTTTTACTTAATTAAATTCAGCCGCAACGATGAAATCCATTGAAGCGTGAAAGGGTTAAACTGCGAAGCGGACAACTCCACCAAAGAAGCCGTCGGAATTAAAGCGTTTTTTCCCGAATCGGTCGAAGGCGAAATGCTACCCGCTGGATAACCTGCGGTGCCTTGCGTTGTTTGGGTTACGATCGGTTGCGCTGGGTTGCCGTTATAAACCACGTTTTGATAAAGAACTTGAATAAAGCTTTGCGGGGCGTTGCCCAATGCGGTTTGGAAAGTGATATTGAACCCGCCCGCACCATCCGAAACGGCCGTTACGTTCGGCGCACCAATTCCAGCAAGCGCACCCAAAGCGTTTTGAATCGCGGTTGCGTCAGTCGCCAACACGCCGGTTAATGTAATCGGGGGCGTAAATTGGTTGTTGAATCCCAAAGTTATTTGGCCCGTGCAACCACTTACCTGCGTTCCATAAGGCGCTTGGAATTGAAGGTTTTGAACTTCATTGGCCGCGGCGCTTGTCGCGTAACGGACATAAGCGGTGTATTGCTTCGCCGTAACTTGTTTTTCAACGGCTACATAGCATTGGCCGTTTTGCATAACCGGAATTGCGCTAGTCGGTGGATAGTACGGGTTTAAAGAATCTTGGCTTGATTCTTTTTCTAAAGTTTGAAGAGCAATTCCCAAAGCGGCCAAACCGGTAATGTCAGAAGCGGCGGCCGGAATCTTTACCGGAATAAGTTGGTTAATGTCTTGTGCGGTTGCGGTTTGCGGTATGGTTTGGGTCGGGTCAAAAGCCACGAAACAACCGTAAGGAATGTTTACGTTTGAAAGTCCAGTTAATACTTGTCGAAATTCGTCATTGTCGTTAGTGGTTTGGCCAGGACGACCCTTGGTTAAAGCTTGGGAATATTTCGTTTGGGGTGCAAACGGCGGCGTGGTTTGTGTTTGATTGGCTAGGCCCATTATAAAAAATCCCTTTGGACTTTTTACCCGTTCCCTTTTCCTACCCCGTGGCCAAACGGTCGCCTTAGTTAGTCGCCAAGGCTATGCGAACAATCTTTATTTCTTAGAAACCGCCGGTTTGTAATCCTTGTGGCGCATTTCCTGTTTGTCTTTGTAATCTTTTTCTTTTTTGTCCTTGGCGTTTTTCTTGTCGGTTTCGGTCGGCGTCATTTCTTCGTCAACGTGCGCCGCACTTCCACCTTTACGGTTGCTTGGGTCCAGCGGGCCTTTTTCTTCTGACGACTTCCCGTTTTCGCGGTTGTCCACCAAGAAGTTGCCTAACTGGATTCCTTCAAGCACCGCCGCTTTTTCGCGCCGTTCGATCGCATCGTACAAGCCTTGGACGTACTCGGGCTTGGCGTCTTTCAATTCAATCGGCTGTTCGGAAATCTTGGCGTCGGCCAAGATAACCATTTTCATCAAATCCAAATCGGTGGTGTCTTCGAGCTTGGCCAATTCGTCCTTGCTATCCAAGAATTGAGACAAGACGGCCATTTTCATTTGACGGGCCGCGGCTAATTTTGAAATCGTCTTGGGGTCGGCGGCGTCCAGGTGCTTCTTTTTCAGGGTTTCCAATTCGCGTTCGGCGGCGTCCTTCTGGCCCTTCATTTTTTCTTTCTCTTCTTTTTCCGAATCCATCTTGGTTTGTAGGTCGTCGCACATTGTTTTGGCGTCGCGCAATTTGTTCGCGTGTTCTTTGCTGTCTTCGTGAAGCTTTCCAATTTCCTTGGTCAATTTTTCGTGGGTGGCGGCGTCCATTTCCATTTCAACGGTCGTTCCGTCCAACAACTTAACTTGGTATTTCATTGCGTCCCCCCTGGATTCGCCCGTAGGCGGTTCGTCAAATTCAAGACCATCTTGAAAGTAAAATTCTTTCCTGTCAAGCAATAATGTTTTGTCGGGGCCCTGGCGACCTTGGGGCACACCCGCGACGTGGTTGTAAGTTATGTCCACTTGTTGGTCGTCGTAGTGGTGGACCTGTCCGGTTTCGTTGTCTTTCCATTCCCCGCCCTCGTCGTCAATCGTCGCCATGTACCCGCAAGATAATTGTTTTATGCCGTTTTTAATATCTTCTTGGGCGTCTTTATCTTCGATGATTACGAAACCGCCAAGTAATTTTGAACCGACTTTTCGCACTTCGCCCGATACATGGCCTTTGCGGTAAAGGGCTACATTGTCCGGCGTCACCATTTCCGGCGGGTGCCGTTTGGTGTAAGGGGCGTCCATTAAAGTTTTCATTGATTCGGGTTTGAACACTTCAACTTCGGACCGAAGACGTTGAACCGTCTTTCTTGGGTTGTTTGCGTCGCGGTAAGGATAGACGCCAACGCCGGTAAAGTTAGCCGGTATTTTCATAAACCCTTGCGGGGTGTACTCAATCTTGGAATTGTCAATTTGGATAAGGTCGAATTGTAATACGTCGCGTTTTGCCATGGGTGAAGTTTACACCCATGGACGGGGGTTACGTCAAGGTTTAGTAAGGTTTCACTTCCAACGCATTAAGTCTTTCCAATTCATCGAATGGCAATGGCTTAATTTCTTGAATTGACCAACTCCAATGAATTGGCGTTTCAAAAAGTGCAACCACCTGTTTAGTGGTCAAATAATTTTCAGGGTGAATCTTAGCATCTTCGGCCCATAGGCGCGTTTGATGAATCCACGACATATTCTTGACGCCTTCAATTTCCAACGTTTCCCAATAACCCCAAGCTAAGAAGCCACCAAATAAGATGATAAATAAAATCATTTGCGCCTCGCATTGTTTAAACCCAAAAGCGCCCAACTAAATGCGTCGGCGGCGTCGTGGTCAATTCTAGGTTTAAACATCTTAATATCTTTCAAAAACTCTTCGCGCCAATCGTTATCCAAAACAATTGCGGCCCCGCCGTATAGTTTGGCCCAACGGGCGGCCTTTAATACTTTAGCCTTTAACTTCAACGCCTCTTGCCATTGCACCCAATCCAACTTTAAGAAATAAACTTTTTCAAAATGCTTTTCTTGCAAATAGCCTTTAAAACCCAAAACGTCCCGCACTCGGTAACGCCGAATCGGTCCATCTAATTCCATTCGCTTCGGCTTTTTTACTTCCCAAATCCCCCAGCCCAAGAACCCTAAAAACAAAGTTAGAAATAAGATTAAGTCGTTCACGCTTTAAAACTCCGTTTTATCTGGAAACTTAACCGAAATGGTTTCCGACACCAAATTTCCGTTATCGTCATAGTGTTTACCTTCAAACCCCTTAACCTCTCTCAAAACCCAAGTGCCTGGAAGTCCTGGGATTACAAACGGTTTGATTGATTCAAAAACTTCTCTGATTTTGCTTTTTGCTGTCGGTTCGTTCATGGTTTCACCAACTCGGGGTTTTCAAATACGTTGCCGGTCACCTCACAACCAAACCGGACATAATCGTCAACGGTGTAACTTTCCTGTCCCGCAATGTCCACAAGCCACCCGTCGGCATTAGAAAATTCAACCTTGAAGTTTCCGCACCCGCAATTGATAAAATCCCCTTCGTAAATCTCTTTTCCGTAGAAGTCCAATAGGCCGGTGAATTGCATCAATTCACAAGGCGGGTGCTGTCCTGGTTGGTCGTAGCTTTCCGAATCGTAAACGGTGCCGTCGGCGGTTAACCAATCCGGTTCGAACATTTGTTTTAGTGTTAAATCCCACGCCCTAAACTTAATTACTCTCTTCATGGCTTCCACCCTTCGGTTAACTCTTCAAAAACAGGTTTGAACATCGACGCCACGTTGCGGTTTATTTCCGCTTCGTAAAGGTTATTTGGAAACGGACGGTAAGCCACTTTCACTTCGCCGGTTACCGGATTGGCCGAACCATTGGCGCATTGTTCCACGCCATGGTCGGCCATCAATTGTTGAATTGCTACGATTTCCATTAAAACCCAAATCCTAAACAAGCCGACGTTCCCAGCAATCCGCCACCAATAAACGCAAGCGGTTGGCTGTAATTCTTGCCAGCTAAAAACGAACCGGCGACTAAAGCCACTCCCACAATTCCCGAACTATAGGCGACGGCGTAGTGCATATCCGAAAAGCCTGTGTTAACCGGTTGTGGCCGGTCAATGTCTTCGTCGGCCATTTGTGGCAAACGCGGGCATTCTGGAAAGGCTACTCCGTGGTCCAAAACCATCGTGTCCGCTTTTACTTGTCCCGCGATCATCAAGAACATTATCGCCACTACTAAACTTAACTTTTTCATAACTACCCCCGATTTAAAATTTAACTGCCTTCGACTTTAAAATCTCTTCCACTAACTCAATCCGTTTCCCAATCCACTTCATTACCGGCACCGCCATGCTATTTCCCAACGCCTTATAGCGTGGTCCGTCACTTGCTGGTTTCTTCCCATACGGTATTAAAGTGTAATCATCGGGAAAACCTTGAAGGCGCTCACATTCGCGTGGCGTAAGACGGCGTACCATCATTCCGGATTGTAAGCTCGGGATTCCATTCAAAACATTACCGCTACCCAGCGTAGGCGTGACATTTTCCGATAAACCTAAAGAGCCAGCGCCAGCGCCCTGTCCTGCTTTAAAAGCCACTAATCCTTTTTCGTCTCTAAAACCACTATGTGCATCACCGTTTGAAACAAGTGCTGGAAGAACTACACAAGGCTCCCTTTGGCCTCCGGCCATTCGGTCAAGAGTTGGAACATTGCCGTCCGCAGATACCCGTGCGTGGCCGTCCGCAGATACCCGTGCGTGGCCGTCCGCAGACCGTTGTTGAAATACTATTGGCTGGTGCTGGTGCTGGTGCTGGTTCTCGCGCATTGTGCCAACGCTTCCACTTTGGTCTACTGTCATTTGACTTCCCCCTTGGTCGTCTAAAACTATTAAAGGCGCACCGTCACCGTCACCGTCACCGTCAGAACTAACACCTTTTGCGTCCCTTGCTTTTATGGCAGGGCTAACTTCGGGCTGGTAAGTTGTTCTTTTAGATTTCTTTCCCGAATCGCTTTTTCCGTTATTGGATTGTTCGCAACTGTTTGAAGTGCCGTTTCCAGTTGAACCGGTAACCTCTTGCCTCGTTTTTCGGCTCGGCGGATTATCCCCTGACAGGCTTTGGCGCTCAAAAAGTACCGCCGTGGCAGGTCGCCAGTCTCCAAGATATCCGACAACGAACACACGACGGCGGCGCTGGGGAACTCCAAAGTATTGAGCGTCAAGGATTCGCCACGCCACACCGTACCCGAGTTGCCCAAGCCCTGCGGTAAAACTGTCAAAGTCGTAGTGTTCGATTCCTCGGTCGTCAGTTGTCCGGCTTGATAAGACCCCAGGAACATTTTCCCAAACCACCCAACGGGGCTGTTTTGTCTCAACCAATTTAAGAAAGTGGAGGGCCAAGTTACCACGCGGGTCGTCCAATCCTTTTCTAAGTCCTGCGACGCTAAAGGATTGGCAAGGGGTGCCTCCGACAAGAAGGTCAATTGGTCTTTCATTAAATTCTTTCCTTTCGTGTAACTTTGTCATATCGCCTAAATTTAAAACGTTTGGGTAATGGTGTTGTAGAACGGCATTTGGAAACTTTTCTATTTCAGAAAACCATTGTGGTTCCCATGCCATGCCATGCCATGCCACCGTGCAAGCTTCAATTCCAGAACACACCGAGCCGTAACGCATTAAGCCGTCACCTTGTCTTGGTAGCACAATTCAAAATTGTATTTTGTATGGAACTTCACGAAAGCTGAAGGCGTACCCTTCCAAGAGCGGTTAACTTCAACTTCGGGCCGAAATACCGATTCCCGAATATCAATTGTTTGTGAAGTTAATTTACCATTGGCAAACAAGCGGTAAACAATGTGCATTCCAAAACCAACCGACTTAACCATTTCAATAACTGACTTTTCCATAAGTAACCCTCGAACATCAATTTAACTACTCACTTATATTATGGTATCACGGTATCGTTGTCAATAGGGTAGGCAATAAATCTTTGGTTAAGCGGCTACGTCAAAACGGTCGAAAACGGGCACCATTTAATCAAATTTAGGCACCATAACGCAACGGCAATTGTGTAATATAAGCCCGTTGGCGCAATACCAACCATTTTCGTTTTCGAGGTTATAAACATGAACTTTAAACTTACCGGTGCGCTTTTGAACGAGGCTATCCGTTTGCACAAAATCGGATTGACTCTTACAGAAATCGGGCAACGCCTCGGCGTCAGTCCCGATAATTTGAGCAAAAAACTTAGACCCCTTGGCGTCGATACCAAGCAAGGTCGACATAAGCCATCCGTTAATCGAATAAACCTTCCCAGCAAAGTTAAAAGTCTTTACTTGTCTGGGGCTAGTGTTCTTTCGTTGTCCAAGCTTTTTAGAGTTGACCGCACGGCCATTTATGGAAACTTGAAGCGCCTTGGTGTTACCGATTTTCGGGGCGGTTCCGAAGCCAATTACATACGAATGGGTCGCATGACCAAGGCCGAAACAAAGACTCTTACCAACGCTTGCCACGCCGCCACAAAAGGCAAGAAGCGAAAAGAATCCGTCTTGGAAACCGCAAGCCAAAGCCGCCAAAAAATGAAATCCGCTTTCTTTATCGGCGCTGGGGAAAAGGAAACGTTTGAGAAATTGAAAACGCTTGGTTTTAATCCCATTCAACAAAAGTCTATTGGGCGTTATAACATCGACATTATGGTTGGTTCCGTCGCCGTGGAACTGACGTGTAAATCCCATGCGCCCCACCGCGACAAACACAATCTCGCAAAGATTAAATATCTTCTCAAATGCGGGCATGGGGTTGTTTTTGTTCACGCCACTACGCCCGCCGTCTTGCTTGGGTGCTTCAATAAGTTTATCCCCCACCTTCAAAGCCTTTGCGCTAATCCATCCACGAACGGTCAATACTGGATGGTTAGGTGTCACCGTGAGCGTTTTACCCTTTGCCGTAATGATTGTGGTCAAATTACCGCTATACCAACGCCTGAAAAGTTTTTTTGCGTTTCCAAACGATTCGATATTCGTTGACCCGATGAAACATTGGATTGGCTGGCCAGGGTGCCCAAGATTCGGTGCCCCAGGACCGTCTAAATCGTAAATCTTGCCTTGTTGTGCCCAATGGCTCGGACGTGCTTTAGGGTAAAGACCATCTGGCCTTCCACGCACCCGTTCGTCGTGTGCGGTGTCCCAATAGTATTTCTTGATTCCGGCGTCGCTCAAACGTTGCTTGGAAAGGTCGCTATTAAGTTTTGCTATTTGGTCCCGCGCAATTAATCGGGCTTTTGATTTCGACACGTCAAAGCGGCCAAATATTTCTTCGGCCACGGTGCCATGGGTCTTCCCGCCTCGAATGCCTCGGTGGATTATGTCAACTATTTGGTCGTGGTTTTGTGTGCCGATTGATTTTATAAGGCTGACGTTTTGTTTAATAAAGCTTCGAACGTAAGGTTCGTGCCAAAGCTCTTCGGCTAGGTTCGTTCCGCCGATAACCGATAACACCCGCGCCAAGTCCGTTGAATTAAATTTACTCGTTAGGCTGGCGTAGTTTTCAACAAGGTCTTCCAATTCGTCTTCGTCTAACAATTGTCCGTAAGCCGTCCTCAAAAGGTCTTCCATTGCGGTTAGGTCGTCTGTCCATTCGTCGGTTTGATCGCCCTTAACTCTTTCCGCTTCTTTGAAAATGATTGGTAAGTATTTCTCAATGATTGGACGGGCGGCCGCTTCCATCTTGTTTACGATTTTCAATAAGGCTTGTTCGTAAGCGTGTTCGATTGGCCACGGGTACTTTGGGCGCCGTGCTTTTGGGATTGGACCTAGGCGCTTACCCGCTTGTTTGTGTAAATCTCGGGTGCGGTGGTATTGGGCAAGTAGTGTTACGTCAGGCATTCTTTACCTTTTCAATATCCATCGAATGAACATTACCAACCAAAGTTTTGACGCAACCTTTAACCATCCTTTGAAAAGTTGCCCTCTGTTTTTCCATTGTGTCCAACTGCACCAAAAATTACCCTTCGACCATAGGCGTGGATAAAAGATAGGCATTTAAGCTTTAGCCGAATAACCACGGGCGCGCATCCACCACTTTAAAGAGTTTTTAATTTCAACCGCTTCCCAGCCCGTCGGTATCGCATCAAGATACTTGGCCGGTAAAAGCTCTTCGAATCTTGTCCCGTCCATGGCGTCCATTTCGGCTTTGATATTCTCGGGCGTGGCCACCTTTAAACCAAAGTCTTTAGCGTCGGTCATGGCCACCATTTTAAGAACTTCGTCCGTTGCCTTTTGACCCGCGGCGCCTGGGGCTGGTTCCGGCTCGGGTTCTTTGACGTTTACGTTTTCAAGCTTTAAGTTTTTGTTGTACCGATCGCCACCCCATCGTTGGGTTAGGATTTCTTCGGCAATCGTTCCCCCGCTCATGTCGTTATAAAGTTGGTCGGTTTGGGCGATCGTGTAACGAGTTAACGCCTCTTCCTTCGGGTCTTGTTGTTCTAGCGGTAACCATTCACGGGTTAAGTCTGGAATGATTACGCCCTTGGTCGGCCCAAACTTCGCGCTTTGCATAACTTCAAATAGCCGGTCAAACTTCGGGTCCCAATAATCCGTTTGGTGCCATTCTACTTCGGTGTTCCATTGGCGGTCTTCGTAACCACCCGTGGCATTCATGCCCGACGGCGACATATTGAATAACTTTGTCCCTGGCACGTCCACGCAAGCTTGAAAGTATTTGTCGATTCGGTCGATAACGTCGCCCATGCCCGCTAAGCTTCGGTCTTGGTATTCAAAGGTGTCGGTTGGTCCGCACACCACGGCGCCCATTAGATTTCTAAAAAGTGCCATCGTTTCCATCATGGCTTCAACGCGGCCGTCGTTACTATCGCCGGAAAGCAATTGGGCTAACGCTTGGATTTTCATTACCGCAACGGAATAGTCCGCAACGATAGTAGATAAGTACCCGTGGGATTCCGAGAAGTCACGAAGGGCAACCCATAGACTTGTGAAAATAGAATCATCCCAATAAATGTTTGAAGCTCGTTTACGGACCGGCAACCATTTACCATCAAACCGAATAATACGGCTGGCGTGAATTGCGGTGTTGTACCCCAACGTGTATTTCAAACCACCAATGTTTTCAACTTGTCCGCTGTTAGGGTCCGGCGCCGTTACGTTTTCCATTTCGAAAGGAAGACCACGGCGTGGTTGAAGGCGGTAATAAGCTGGGTAATTAAAATTCGGGTTGTTAATGTTCCGCTCTAAGTCGGTGAAGTTTGTCCACAACTCCCAGCGCGTCAAAGGAATAAGCCCGTTGAACCGGCGAATCTTTGAAAGGTCCAGTGGTGTGGCCAATGGTTGGCCGTCGTCTACCGACATTAAGCAACCGGCGCCGCCATAGGTGCGGGCATAGAATCCGGCCATTTTCATTTGGTGGATTACTTGCAATCGTTTCATGTCCAAGATAATGGCTTTCTTGGCTTCCATGTTCTTGGTGTTAATCACAAACCCTTTACGCAATGCGTCCTTAACCGGCAATTCCACTAAGCGCCGTGCGATCGGGTCACCCGCCAAAATCTCTTCAACTTCAATTTCTCTAAACGGCGTGGTGTAACCCATGCGTCCCGCTTGGCGTTTGTCCCGTCCACCTATACCCAGGCCGGTTTCATTGTTTTGCCAACGGTCGTTTTGTAATTGCCCGAAGCTATCCAAAATGTTCGTAAGCATCTTTTTGTTAAACGGGTTCTTGCCTTTGTCGTCCATTTGAATGTTTAGGCGTTTTGCTAGGGCGGCCGAATCGGTATGGTCAATCGTTGGTTGTCGGCGAATCGGTTGTTCGGTTGTCTTTCGTGCGCGGGCTGACTTTCTGTTTGTGGCCATCGTTACCCCTCAACTAATCGTTTTAAATTTTTATTGACGTTCTTGTTGGTGTAAAACTCCAACCCGCCTTGTATCTGTTCTTGGAAGTATACAAGCCCCAAACTCATTGCGTCTACTTGGTCGTCATAACGACCGCTTGGGAAGTTGGCGTGTTCGTTAATGAAATCCTTTACCCACGGGTATTTTACGTCGTCGTCTGGCACATAAATGTTCTTGGCTTTCCAAAAACTTAACACCCCCAACACCCTGGCCAACTTACCGCCGTTGGGTGGCACCAATAAAATACCTGGGATGGTGTTTTTAAGCGTCGTTTCCAAGGCGTGGCCATTCGCTTTGTCTTCAACCAACTTGGCCCCTATTTGCGGGTATCGTTTGACTAGGTTGTGGAACTCGGTCACTTGAACGTCGAAATCAAGTATTTCTCGGTAAGCGTGAAGGACAAATATCTTGGACCCGCGGCGCCCCAGGACCAAATAAGCCGTTCGGTCATTCTTTAATTTCTTGTCTTTGAAAAAGTTAAGGTCGGCGCAACTAATGATTTCGTCCCAATGAAGCGGTAAATCTTTCTCTTTCCAGAACTGCCACCATTCGCGCTTGATTACGTTACCGGCCAAGGCGCTTGGGCGTTGTTGGTCCATGGCGTCCCAAATGATCGGCGGCGTCTTGGCCTTGACTTGGTAAACGTGTTCTTTAGGGTAAAGCTCGGGACAAAGCACGTCACCTTTGGCGCGGCCCATCATGTCGCCCGCTTCGGCAATCGCTGGCAAACTTATTAAATCCCAATCCTTCGGCTCTTTGTCCATCAAGAAACCGGTTAGGTCGTCTTCGTGCCAACGGGTTTGAACCAAGAGCATGGACGCCCCAGGCTTGCGGCGTTTGTAAAATACAGAGTGATACCATTTTTTAATACGTTCTCTAAAATTCTCGTTAATCGCTTCGTCCCAGGTCTTGATAGGGTCGTCCACAATTCCCAAATCGAAATGGTGACCGGTCAATTGGCCGTCAAGCATACCTTGGGCCCAATACGACCCGCCGGTTGACGTTTCAAAATCAATCGCCTTGGCCGTCGTGTGTTTTAACTTCACGTTCACTTTTGGATTGTCTTTAATCATGTCGCGGGTTTGACGGGCGAAAACTTTAACATGGTCACCGGAATAGCCGGTTAGGATAACTTGCTTTCCTGGGAACGTGTCTAAATACCAAGTTGGAAGGATTACGGAACACGAAAGCGATTTACCGTATGACGCTGGCATATTTAAAATGGCGTTGTAGCCGCCACCTGGACGCATTAGGCCATAAGCAATTCGACGCAAAGCAAATTTTAAATGCCGGTACGCAATCCATTGGTTGTTTGTGATGTTTACGCCGTAAGTGTCGGGAAATAATCGCCAAAAGTCTTCAACCGGCAATTCGGCCAATTCCTTGTCGTTCATTCAAGGATTGTAACACGCCCTTTTTCTTCTCGGTACTTATTGCAAATGTCTTGTTCGTTTATCCTTTGGTTGGATAAAGCGCACCGCCTAAGTGAACGCAATACAGGCACTTATCCACAACCGAATCTTTCCAAAACTCTGACCGAGCTTTGAACTCCATTAATCGGTTCCATTTGTGAAGGTCGGTTTCTGGCATTAACTGGCCGCCTTATACCCTTGGCAATGACAACCAGGCCGCACACAATAACCATGAATGGCATGGTGCATGGCCAATTCATCTTTGCATTCACAAGGTTTATAAGTTTTATGCTTTTCGTTGGTGGATTGATCGGCCCAAACTAAGTTTGAATATCGGTTGTCCATGGTGTCGTCGTTGCAATGACAGGCAAAAATATTAGACGGCTTCGGTCCATCAAATGCCGTTAAAACCAATCGTCCTAAAATAAATCTCTTTCTTTTTCCGGCGGCCCAAAGCGTAACAATTAAATAATTTCTCGAATTTCCACGGCCGATAAAAGGTTTAATCATTTTCGTTGGCCGTTTTAGATGGCGAACGTTTCCCAGGTCCGATACTTCGTAATTAAAATCCGGCACCGACCGCCATGTTTCGCCCATTACTCTTGCCCATTACTCTTGCCCATAGCATCAAGCAAGCTTTCCGCCTGTTTTAATAATTTCGGGTTGTTTCTGATTTTCTTCAACTTTTCGGAAACGCCGGTTACCACTTCAACTTCGCCGCCCATACCGTCCGAAACAATCTTAAACGGCGCTTGGTCGGCCACTCGGTCGGCACTTGACCCTTCCACGGCCGCCAACCGTTGTTGAATACTCATGGATTGCATTAAAAGCCGTTGAACCACGGCGGGGCTGATTTCCTTACCTTTGCTACCTTTGAACCTTAGTGGCAATAAAGGCTTACCTTTCGAATCCGTTTTAATTAACTCCATGAAAGCGGCGTCAATAATCGTGTCTACGATATTCCCTTGTTTTGCAATGATTCGGGCCACGGTGTTTTCGTAACGGACAATCGCTTTCTTGGTGGCGTTCTGTAAAATTACATTTCTTTTGTCTTGCCATCCAATCGTGTGCCGGTAGCCCGTATTCTTAGATATTCCCTTCGCGGTCAGGAAGTCAATTACGCTGGGGTATTTCTTAATGGGTGACGTTAGAAATTCAGCTTCTAGGTCTATCCAAGGCCAATCGTCGTGTTGTTCCTTCGCCATGTTCGTTTTCCCTTGAAAAAGTATCGTTAACACATTTTAGGCTCTTTGCGCGGGGTAAGGCTCAAATTCATAGCCTTCCACCGCTTGCGAAAAATTTGACGTTATTTCTTTGAAAGCCTGTGTTGCAACTCTTCCTTCTTGGTCCATAGAATGCCATTGGCGTTTTCTCGGTAAAGCTCGTTTTCTACGCCCTTGTCTTTGGCAAAAACAAAGATAATTGAGCCCTTTTCGTATTGATGAACCAATACGTCTTGAACGTGGCCAATGGCGCCGTGCAAAGTTTCGCACCCCGCTACTTCCCGAACTTGTCTTTTTGGTTTCTGTTCGGTGTCCTTGATTTCAGTTTGTTTCGGGTCCGGCTTCCACTCGGTTTCGACCTTGATTTTGTAACGTAATGCCATTGTGCTACCTCCCTAAAATTTAATTACAACTTTTTCCCAAACGCCCTTATCGGCTTTCTCACTCCGCGAATAGCGATTGTCCTTTGGGCCGAATGAATGGCGTGCACAAATTCCTCGGTGTCTTGCGGGTGTTGCTTCGGTAATTCCACAAATAAACTCCATGCTTCGGCTAAATGGCGCAAAATCTTGCGTTCACGGCCATTAAACTTGCTTTCGTCAATCACGAATCTTTGTGGCTTTTTCATTTCGTCACCGGCCCGAAATAAGGTTTTTCCACTTGCACCAATTGCGGTTGAAGCGGTCCATTCCCCGTCATTTGGCGCACCCAAATTACTTTCGATTCTTTAATTACTTCAATTTCGGCGTCGCTTAATTGGTAACACGCAATTACTTCGTCGGCGTTTCCTGGCATTCTTTCATGCGGTAGCTTCCCGCGAAACGCTGGCAACGCTTTATATTCCAGTTGGTCGCGGCCCATGATTGTGTTTTGTTCTGGAAACCAAATGGGTTTCATCGTTTCCCCCTCTTCTTTTTCTTTTTCGGCTTTTCTTTGTAGCCACCGGCCGCCATGGCCTTTGTTAACCGAATCATTCCGCAATAACCGCAAAGCTTTAATTCCGACGGGTTCACAAGCGCACAACCGCAATCTTTACAATTCCCGTTTGGGTTCATGCCCTTCGGGGGCGCCGGTCGTGGCGTTTTAGGCGGGTCGTTATGTCCACCTTTGCTTTCGTGAATCCAATCCGGCGTCTTCCACCATTCGGCGATTGCTTTTAAAAATGCTTTCATTTCTTCCCCTTATTCATTTTGTCGCAAAGCTTTTGTGCGCTCTTTTTCTTGAAAATGTCGTAGCCTTCCAACGGGTGGTGTTCTTTCCGCGCCCCATCCCAAAGCACGAAGACTGGCACAATTTGGTTATCGTTAGTCGTCCCCGTTCCTTCCAAAACTTCCCAAACCGACTTTGGCGGTGCAATTCCAAAATGCGCCCTAAACTTTTGATAACCCTGAATGGGTATTTTGTTAATAAATAACTGCACCTTTTTTGGGTTAAAACTAATCATGGCTTGGTCGCTTATTCCAATCATTTGCCGCACCAACTTGGTTTAGCCGCGGTCCACTTGACCCATGGCACTTCTGGCATTGCCCAAAGAACAAGTCCCCAGCCTTCGCAATCCTTATTTCCTCTTTTTCACCGCAAAACGGACAAGCCTTTAACTCTTCTTGCTTAGTAACCCTTCCCCCAATGTTCGCCATTATGCCGCCCCCTTAACTATCTGTTCGATAAGCTCAATTTTCTTGGTCACAACCTCCCCCGACTCTAAAACCCACTCTATCTTTTTCATCTTGCCCATTACCAATTGACGCCGTTTGTGGTATTTCGTTTCCTTCCTGTTTTGGCAAGCCCAATACTTCGTCTTCACTAACCGCGCCATGCACTTTTTACAGGTGGACGAAAGCTTTGAAGCCTTTGTGTTGTTGGCAAAAAACTTTTCCGCTTCGCAAAAGTGCTTTCCCTTATTGCACCAATAAAGCCAAACGCCGTCTTTGAATTGTGTTTTTCTCGGGTACGCCATCGTTTATCCTTCTAAGTAAATTCGCTTCGTTCCAATTGTTCGGCTCGGGTCTTGAAAGTCGCACAACGGCGGTGCGTCGGCCCTTTCGTCTTCGCCCCGTTCTAACCATTCGTGGCACGGGTCACTTTTGGGACACTTACACCACGCACAAAGCGGTTCGGCGTCTTTAATCTCTAAAGCCAAGTCCGGTCCAGATTGTACGATTCGTTGAACTGGTCGTTCTTTCCCCATTTTGATAACCTCACTTTTTCGGCGCATTCGTCGCCCAAATGAACTTCGATTAAAGATTTCAACGTTTCTATCAAGTCGCGGTGTTGCCCCAGCAAATTACCCGCTTCTTGAATCCCCACCGCTTGAACTGTTTTTTTCCAAGCTTCGGTTCGGTCCAAAGTCCTATCTAAACCCATTCGCCGAAGTTGGAGTTTATACCGGTAACGTGCCCACGTCGGCAAACACAACCAATGCCGGTAACAAAATATTTCGTATTGGTTAAGTGTTTTTCCGCACTTCCCAATTTGACAAACATTTTGTAAAAGGTTAGCCCTTAACTGTTTTTCGTTCATTTGGTTTTAATGAAAGTAAAGCCGATTTCACCTTTACCACCGGCCTTGGCCTTGACTCCAACTAATACGTTGTAGTCTTTAATGCCAAAGTCTTGCAAGACCGTTAAGGCAATCGCTTGAATTTTGGTTTGTACTTCGGTTTTCCGGTAATCCGGTGCGCCCTTAAATTGCTTTTTCAACCGGCCATTAAGCGCAATTTTGAAGCGTGGTAAGAAAAAAATAGACGTTGGTTTCATCTTTGAACCTTTCCCAATCAAAATGCCCGCGGCAACGGGGTACTAGCCAAAACCCTTTGCGCGGGGGTCGCCCCCCGCGTTCCGAGTATCACGGGGAAAGGGCGGCCTTGCGGCGCTCTTGACGGGCCGGTTGGCCGCCGGTGTCCGTCGAATCGTGACCCCTTATAGTGCTTTATCTGGCGTCAGATCGTCAATTGCTTTTTAAACTAGGTTTCCCCTTCTATTGCAATTAATCCCTTTTTCATTTCGTAACGTTCGACTCTTTGTTGCGCCTTCAGCCCCGTTAACTTCGGCGTCTTTTCGTCTTTCACTTGATCGTAAAGCTTTTTAATTAACGCTTCGTTAATCGGCGGTATGTATTCAACCGGCCTATATTTAACTGGCCACGGCTTCGAAGTATCGCACCAAAGCGCAAGTGGTCCAGTCATTCCTTTTTTAAGCATTAATCACCTTTGGAAACTCTTGAATCCTTAAATCTTCTGGCCAAATGTCTTTTCCAAGATTTCCCGCAACGTCATGGACTTACCGCCCCCGCTTGACGCTTCCACCAATAAACGGGTTTCAACTAACCGCATTACGTCTAAGTTTAGGTTTTGGCCAATGTTCACTTTCATCAATAACCCCTTTTTATTACTTCATCGACAATTGGTTGCAAAAACTTCCTTGCTTTTATCGCGTTATACCTAACTCTATTTTTTTTCCTAGCCTCAGCCCAAACCGCTTTACGCAATTTTAATTTTGCACGGTATTTAACCCGTCCACGGCGCTTGGCGTCCCCAGGCCATCCCCCAAACTTTCCGCCCTTAACCTTCGATGGTGTGTAATCGAACCTAACACCCAATGGTTTCTTGCTTTTAATCCGTCTTGCTTCCGTTTCCGTTCCACCCGCCGCCAAAAACGCCGCTATAAATGCTTTAAAATTCATGCCATTCCCCCTAGTGTTTTTTCTTCCACTTCGAAATCGTCAAGAAACATTGCTTATCAAACCCGCCATCCTTCCACCAACGCCATTGGCCCCCGTCTTTCAAATTGTCCAACGTCGTTTCAAAAACTTCTTTCGTGTCTTCCACGAACATAACCAACGTCTTTAATCCCCTCGGTTCCAAAAACTTAATCACATAGTCCGATACTCCCCAAGCGTTCATGGTCCTATGTAAGTGCCTTTGCCACCGTTTCATAAAAAACAAACCTGTTTCGCCATCCCAATTCCCCAACCAACGCCAAGTGTCTTCCTCGGGTAAAAACAACTCTATTTTGTGTTCGGGGTCTTCGAACAATGACCGAATCATTACACCATGGTCGAAATGTTCAACCGTATAAGTCTTTTTGGAAAGCGCCACTAACGCTTTAATCGTTTCGCCTTCGGTTGCCCGTTCTGTCAACTTGTTCGGCGTTAAAATTGGTTTAGATATTGCCGATAATAAAACCGCTTCTTTAAGCGATTTCTTTCTTTTTTGTTTCGTAGGTAACGGCGTAAACTTTTCAACCGGTTCCATTTTAAAGGCGTAGTTGCAAGCCCCACAAATATGGTCGGCGTCCGGCTCTTGTAACTCTTCGTGGCCCTTGGCGCACCGGTACATAACTTTAATAACCGGCGTAAAGGTATTAGGTAAATTGAAAGAATCTTTAAACCCGTCATTCATATTTAACGCCCGATAAAAAATTATTTACTGCCCAACAACGCCTTACACCGTCTTATTCAGCCTTGAACGGCCGTATACCACTACAAACGCCACACAACACCAACGCTTGGCCTTTTTTAATCTCAAATGGGCCGTTGCACATACACGCCGGTAAATCCACAAATCTTGGACCCGTTTTTTCAACGGGTAAAGCTTCTTTCATGCAGAATGGGCATTCCGAGCCTTCCACCGGCCACCGGTGTTGGCAAATTTCAACTTGGTCTTTCAAGTCCACCATAATTGGTCTAACTTCTAAAGTTTTCATAACATTACGGTATCATAACACCGTAACACCGTCAACCATCCTTTGTTAAATTAACGCTTCTCGTATTCCTTTTCGTGAACCGCGGCGATCGCTTCTTTAGCGTTCTTTAAATACGCTTCCGACGGGTTTTTGTCCTTTTCCTGGCCACTTCTATAAGTCGCCCAAATAGCTTTTTGAAGCACCGACGGGACCATGGCCCAATGGGTATTGCACATAAACATTTTTTCCGGCGTTTGTTTTTGGCAAGAATTGGCATGGCATTTGTGCATAGGTATTGGCATTCTTAATTTTCCTTGTAATAAATTTCTGACTGAATCGCAACCCTCAATTCCTTCAACGTAAAAGCTTTGCCCAACTTTAACGATAACCGCGCCGTCAAAGCAACCATGCGTTCTTGTGTTGCGGTGTCCCGATAATCGAACCTTTGACCTTCGGCCGTTTTAGCATTCGTCTTAAAGACGTGAACTTCTGGCAGTAAGGCTTGAAGGTTCAATGGCGAAAACATGGCCCCCAGCGGTTCAAATCCTGGGGCGTCGCGGCCGTTAATGTGGTCGATATGGTAACCTTCCAAAACTTCAATGTCCACGCCGGTTGCTTCGGCCACTTCTTGCAAAATTAATGGCCGCATATAGTTTTCGAAAATCCGTTGTTCGCGCCCGCGCTTCGTCTTTCCAATCCGGCGCATCTTTCCCGATCGCTTCATTTCGTAAGGCTTGGCGTTCTTGTCTTTTCGGCACCCAACGCCCGTCTTAGTGCTTTTCCCCAACCTTAATTCAATCGCCATTCGGCTTAACCTGGCCCCTTTCTATCTCTTCCATCTTTTTCAAAACATCTGGCCTGTTAGCGAAACTGGTTGTCCTCAACTCCTCCCACTTCGCCTTCTCACTGTCTAGCTCGGTCCTTAACTTGTCCATCATAAATTTAAGATTGTCCCTGTCGGCGGTGACGTTTAATAGATCGGCCTTAAGTAGACGTTCTTTACTTTCAGCCTCTTTCAGCTTATCCCGTAGCTCATCTACTTCGGCGTCTCGTGAGTGGAAGGCCGTATTTAATGCCGAAATGCAACAATGTTTATATGGGCCATCAAACTTGTTATTACTCATAGCTTCTCCTTCATCAGTTCGGACATGTGTTCTAAAACGGCATCCATAGCCACACCATACATACTTGTCATGCCCTTCATTATTGGTTCAGCTGGGGCTCTTTTTATCCACTTCTCCAACTCATCCCACGCCTTAGCTTTCTTGGCGTTGGCTTCCGACTTAATTTTAAGATCGTTAAGCTGAATATCCCGCATGACAATTTCGGCTTGTACTTTGGTGTCGTAAAAGAAAGCACGTCTAACAGGCCCTTCCATTACCGCCCATCCTTCGGGTGCTAAATCCGAAAATCCACGATAGTATTCGACTCGCAATTTCACCGTCTCCTCCGTAATCACTTCTTTCGGTTCACTCACGGCGTCAAACTCGTTACATTGGCAATTGTGGCAAATACGGTTGTTTATAGCTCTGTTACGTTCCGCTGTATGCTGGCTCTCAACGTGCCCACATTTACATTTCGGTTCACTCATCACACCCTCCCCCTCATTTACTGTTTATACGGCTACAAATTCTCTAAAAGCTCTTCTTCAACGCCTTTAGTATATTCCGGCTCATCACCTTCTTCGAGTTCGTCTAATGCGGGACACGTTTCGTTGTGTTCATACCAATCACCTGCCAATAAGGCCGTTCCGCAAGCGCCACAAACGATGTGCGTATTCTTATTTTTAAAAGGTCTGTTGCTCATCCTTCACCCCTCCACTTGCTTTATTTACGGCTACGGAAATATCGTTTTACCGTTCCAAGGGCAGTTCTTTTCTTTTTGCTTAATCTCTGTCTCTAAAAACAAAATCACGATGAAAAAATTTTTCGGTCTCATTCCAGCATTTCTCGCAATACCATTTTCCATTACCCAAAAACATTTTTTTATCACAAAAAATCATGCGGTTATTTCCTTCGATTTCATCTTTTTTACGATCACAACGTCCACATTGAGCCATAGCCATCCTTCACCTCTCCCTTTCGTCCTTGTTAAATTGATTTAAACAGTACTCTTTAAGGCTTCGTACTGCTTGTGCCAATCACAGTACAAAACTTCACGTTGAATTCCATTCCAATGACTATAGCAATTTCTACACTCCCCATCTTCTAACACCGGCATATCACTCAACAACTTCATAGCCTCTGTCAGCTTATCCCGTAGCTCTGAAATTTCAACGTCTCGCTTTGCATTCTCTAGGATTATTTTTTGAATTGGTTTTTCTAAATCTTTTAACAGAATTTGAGTCCACTTGACTTCTGGTTCTCTGGTATCCCACCAATCACAATCAATATTACGTTTAGCCCCAACTACACTTTCCCCCATAACTACATCACCCATTTTGGTTATGTCAAACGGCCCCTCTTTTACTTCTTCACTCATGGCTTCTCCTTCATCAGTTCGGACAATTCTTTTAAAGCTGTTTGAGCAATTATTTGTAATTCGCCCATTTCGATATAACTCAATTCATCGTAGCGGTTATCAATTAACTCCAAGGCTTTAACTGCTATTTCAGCTTTCTTGGCGTTGGCTTCCGACTTAATTTTAAGATCGTTAAGCTGAATATCCCGCATGACAATTTCGGCTTGTACTCTGGTGTCGTAAAAGAAAGCACGTCTAACAGGCCCTTCCATTACCGCCCATCCTTCGGGTGCTAAATCCGAAAATCCACGATAGTATTCGACTCGCAATTTCACCGTCTCCTCCGTAATCACTTCTTTCGGTTCACTCATCACACCCTCCCTATCGTGCCTGATATACGGCTACTCCGACCTGTTTATGTCCTCGATAACCAGTTTTTTAATTCCGTCTAAAACTTTATTCATGCCCATTAAATAAGCATCGTTCATCCTATAAACAATGTCATTTATTAAGACATCAGGAACATAATCATCAAAGTATCGAAGTTGAACCGAACCGTACATCAAACACTTTTTACCAGCTACCATCTCAAAACTAAAAGGCTTCAATTCCGATGCCATCATCCCCTCCACTTGCTTTATTTACGGCTATTCGTCTATTCGTCCCAACTTGCCAGCCTTTTCTAGCTGATTTCTTCGATTAAGATTCGAGGCCATTTGTTTCATCATCATTTCTGCGCTGGCTTGCGAAGACAGACCGACTATTTGTGAAACTCCACCCACGGTTACTGACCATGAGCGGTGCTTTTTATTGTAAAACATACCTACTCCACCTTTGCCTTTGTTTCCCATCCTTCACCTCTCCTAACGTTTATTTGAGTACCACGCTCTGGCGGGTAGCTCGATCAAATACCTCCAACAACTTCCTGTTTTCATCTCGCTCCCTCTCGTCCTGGTTAATGAGTGTTATACGGCGTCAAACTTAAAGCAAAGAATAATTTTTGGCCTTAGCGATTCTTTATCAGTCTTCCAAACACGCTTACCTGACCACGAATCTGTTCCTTTGCCTGCAACTCGTTTACAGGTATAACCAATGGTTTCTCCAACTTCTTTCCATCCCGCTCTTTTGTACAATTCTCCTGTTCTCGGCTTTTCTATTAGAGTTTCAAATCCAACTACCTTATCGCCATATTTATTTTCCCAATCTATCTTTACCACTTTCACGAATTTTTCAATAACAGCAGTGGTGAAATTTCTCATCGGGTATTTCCCATCAACTTTGCAAACATTGAAAAATATGTTATTGACCACGTTGTTTAACATTTTAATTGTTATTCCCAAATATTCATTCCTGCCCTTTAAAAACCTCGTAGCTGACCCGGCAACCACATTTCCATAATAGTTACCTTCAAAAGTAACTTCATAACAAATATTTCTACCGACGAATCCCTTTGGTTGACTGTAATGAACAGACATACGGTCCAATAATTTAGGTTCGGTTCGTTTGCATTGAGTTAAGATGATCTCGTTCTGCATTTTTATACTCTCCTAAACAAAAGTGTTGCTTTTTCGCCATCCCTCTCACCTCCACTCAATTAACTACTGAATATCTGGCGTTACCATCACATATTTTTTACCACCCAAAGAAAGAAAGCCAACAGCACTGTGATCTTCAAAAAACAGAGGTTCTCCCCGTTCGGAATCTTTTTTAAGTAAACCATCAAGAGATGTGTATTCTGTCGATATATAAAACGGGCTTTCTGGCGTTCCGTTTCCGTGAGTTCTTGTATCTACAATTACTCTTAAAATCCTCATAAACAAATTTCCTTTTCACATTCATCACAGCGACAACTATCTTTATGCGGTATCATTTCAGTTCCTACATTGGACTGCTTTTCGTCACTGTATGCCATCTTCATTCCTTTCCCGCATTAAACGGCTTTTCATGCCAACAAAACGTACACCAAAGTTGGTCAATTACCATAATCATTTTGGCCAACCCGTGCCGCGGACAATCTATTTCCCAACCCCTCACGAAACCAACTTATGGGCGTACTTGTGGGCCTCGGTGCGCTTCATTTGCTTGCCGTCTTCGTAAAACTTTAACCCGAACGCTTCCCAATATCTTGCCTCGGTCACCATTCCAAGCGGGTTAGGAATAACTAAATTGGGTACGGTTATCAATGGCAATCGGTAAATAACTTTAGCCAAGACCGCCTTACCGGACCATTCCGCCGCGGACCCTAGCCAATGGGCCAAAATTAAAATGTCGCCCCTCTCAATCTTTCGGTCGTTGTATCGGATTTCCAAATTCTTCTTGTCCGGTCCCAACTGTTCAAAGAACGGGTCTATTGTTTTTAATTCGTGCATTTTCATTTTTCAGCCTCCCTGTCTTCGGCGCTCATTGTTCACGTCCATTAATTACCAAATCGGCCAAGTAAAAACAAAATAGGGTCGCCGTGCAACCCCACATATAAGATTTTTGGCTTTCAATTGAACCATAAACCATCACTCCAATTGAATAAGACATTAAGAACCACTTAAATATGCCGTTCATAACTTCCCCCGAATCAAAATTTAAACTTCCTTAACCCCGTGAATCCCTTTTAAAATTATCCTTGCTTGCATCAAAACATTTCTTGCGGCGCGGCACATTCGGCACGGTCCTAGGCGTTCGTCGCGTTCCTTACCACACCCAGGACAATTCTTAACCTCACAATTCAACGATCGCCCCAGCATTTTTACAACCCGTTTCATGGCCGTATAATTTTGAAGCGTCACGCTCTCTTGTTTTCGTTCCGTTCCCTTCATTGTGCCAAAAACCGCTTTTCAACTTCGGCTTGAAACGCCTTGTCTCGCAACCAGATTTCGTTTGAAATCCGGCACAAATTGGCATAAGAAAGATTGCCTTGTTTGTTTTGTGCGAACCGGTCGTTCAACTCAAAAAGCTTGCGGTTAACTGACCGGTATGTTTCCTTGTCCAATCGAATACTTACCGTTGAAATTTCCGCTTCTTTCTTTTCCGGCGTCTTATTTTTAGCCATTGGCTTTTGTTCCTTTTCTTTGAATTATTTTTCTATGCTTATCCGCTATCTTGTCCAACTTCGCACCTTCGGCCGCCGTCATTGTTTCCAATCCTTTGTGGGGCCCGCGCGGACCCGACGGCTTCGCCACCCTCAAACGCCTTAAACATTCCTTTGTGGCCGTCCGAATGTCCCACTTGGCCACCCGCATAATTGTTAACTTTTGAACCGCCGTTTTAGCCCCCACCCTTTCCAAAATCTCTTTCAAATCCTTAGGCAATTCTTCAATCCTTTGTGCCAACGTGATTGTCTTTTCCGGCTTGATCGTCCCCTTCTTTGAAGCCTTTACCGCTTTTTCCCTAAACTCTTCGGCCATGTCCGCTTGTGTGACGTTCTTTGGCTCGTTCCCGTCGTTGTCTTCGGTCCCTATCCCCAATAGGGTAAAGATTGCGTACCGGCGCATATAAGTAATCTGGCCACCGTACTTTTGAAGGTAATTCGTTTTATCCAATTGCAACTCTTCAAACGAGTTGTTCACGTCCACCATTTTGGTTGACGTAAGAGATTCTACATATTCCCCGCTTTTGTGCATTAGGCGGGTAACAATTCCGTCTTCGTCGCCCACCTTCTCGGTTCCCTGAATTAAAACTATGTCTTCGGATTGTAGGATTGGACGGACAAACTTTAGTACCGTTGGCAAGTCAACGTACATGGTGTTTAACTCTTCGTTAATCGCCTCTTTTTTCATGTTCCTAATTTTCCCCTGCACCGCTAAAAGTGCAGGGGCTAATTTTTTAACCGATTCGGAATATTTCAACGGAACGCCACTTTCGGGGCGTCGTAATACTCCACACCTGGAATGTCGGTACGGATAGGTTCTTTCACACCGCCCCCAGCCGTCCGCAATGCCTTTTCGTCAATTACCAAGTATTGACGCGGAACAAGGCTTTCGTCAGTAATCTTAAACCGGCGTTCCATAACCATGGAAGTTGGAACGTTGGTTTCGATCGCCTCAATCTTGTCGTCCAACTTGTCGGCTTTCGCCAAAAGCTTTTCTTGGCTTTCGGTAGTTGGTGCCGTTAACGCCTGTTCTTCAACCTTGTTTTTTTGTTCGGCCACTTTCGCCAATTCCTTGGCCCGCTTCTCGTTTTCCTTGGCCAAGTAAACGGCGCACCGATCGCGTAAACCGTCTTGCGGTTCTTCAATCGAAGTAATAACCGCCTTGGCGTTCGCCTTGACCTTTTTAACAAAGGCGTCGGCTTCCCGCGTTTCTTTTTCGGCGGCATTCTTAATGTCCTTGATTGCGTCGTTGCCTTCTTTTCCCAACACAATTGCCGCGTCGTAATCCTCTTTGGTTTTAACCAAATTGGCCGCCATCGAAATGGCCAAATGTCCTACCTTTTTCTTAATTTGGTCAATGACGCTTAACGACTTTTTCAAATCCACGCCCACAACCGCCAACGGTGTTTCAACTGTCTTACTCATAACTACCCCCGATTTAAAATTTTATCCAACCATCCAACCAACAACCCCACACAAACAACCCAGCCAAAAACAATCCAAACGCCAATTCGCCTTTGTTTATTTGACGTTTGATAATTTAACTCCAAAGGTTTTGCGAATAAAAGCCGGTGTTTCCACGTCGTCCAAATAAATCTTTCCTTCAATTTCACTATCCATGTTTTGGAAATACGCGAAACCCCTAGAGAGAAATTTGTCCACCGGAAAGTAACAAACCACGAAACCGAGCCAATAAAACCAATGTCTTTTCATTTGATACCCCGATACAAAATTTTGTTGAAGGCGTTGGGTAGAGTGCGTCTTTGCCGTAGCGTCCCGCATCATTTAAAAGAACCAAACCTTTTGCCGAATCCCCACACGAATGGGAAGTTTTGATTCAGGCGGTCTAAGCCCCGCCGGTTGGCCGATAACCAAGCCCAACCCCTTCAACGAGATTGATATTACGGTATCACGGTATTAGTTGTCAAGCGTCAAAGTAAATAAAAAAAGGCCGTGGGGTGTATCACGTCCCACGACCTTTAAACCAACGGAATAGGGGATAAGTTAAGCTGAAATTTGCCCAAAGCTCGGAACGGCCGTTTCACCCGCTGAAATGTATTGTTTGATCGTAGCCGGTACGAATTGGGTCGCATCCCCGCCCAATACCGGTTTTTGGAACATAACCACGTTCAAAGTG